CGACCCAGTGGACGGTTCTTAAAGTGGCTCAGACTCTCATCTTCAACCAGGACAAAGGTAGTCTATAGGGTTTTTATGAAGTTGTCAAGTGTTATACTGCGGTTGTAATACCGAACCAGTTACCTTTTAGTCTGACTTCTAATCTGTCTGTTGTTGAATTATAAATGATTGCTCCACTCTGAATACCAGCAGTTGTCATAGTATTACGTTGAGTGGTTGTCATTGTTGGTGGAACAAATGCGCCAAATCCACTGTGATTATTTGTATATGTCGCAACACCACAGAAAGTTGTTGCAGCAACAGCAACTTTTAACTGAGATGCAGTTATGTCATAAACAATTCCACCAGATGTAAGTCCATCTGGTGTTGCTAAGTTTGCTCTAGCATGTCCTGCCCAATTTCCAGCACTAGGACCAGCAACATTAGGGTTCCACAATTGACTTACATAGTAAATATCTGACGTTGATAATCTTGGTGGTATAAAGTAAGAGCTATTTGCACTATTGCCATATCCAACATCAAATGTAGATCTAATGTATAGTGTATTAAATCCAACTTTACATAGATTATTATTGATAAATTGTAGACCCATTCCAATATTTTGTGCTCCAGTTAAACCTGGCCAATTTCCTGTTTCACTAGATGCAAGTGAAGGATGAACTGCAATATAATCTTGAGAAATGATGTTAATGCCACCAGATCTTATTTGTATATCACCATAACCAGAGAATGGGAGAATGCCATTATTTGGAATAGTTGTTTGATAGTTTGCTAATAAAGTTTGATTTCTAGGATCAAAAAATCCTGTCGTTACACCAGCAACATAATCATAATAAATTTTTGACGTAGCAAATCCAAGATCGGCATTTCTTAAAGTTGCTGGGCTGTAAATGTTTAATGGACTTGCAAAACCAGATGTTCCAATATTAACTCCACCAAAGAATGTAGTAATACCAATAAAAGATGAGACACCAGTTGCATTAAATGTACTTGTAACTTTTAACTGATTAAATGTTGATAATCCAGATTGAGTGTTAAAGTTTTGAGTTGTTGAGAATGTAGATAAACCAGTAACTGTGATGTTAGAGAATGTTGAAAGACCTGCATTTATACCAGCATCTAAGTCTAATCTACCTCTAATTTTGGTATTACCATTCACCATCAATGAATATTGAGTGTCTGTTAATAATGGAACACTTTCATTGATAGACACTCTGCCGTCATAATTTAGATTTAATAATACTTTCGCATCAGAACCAGTTTTGAAGAAATATCCTCCAGTTTGAGTTCCAACTACAGCACCATTTCCTTTGTGAGTATGGAAATTAACTTCCCCAGAACCGTTATTATCAAGGTCTAAAACTTGTGTAAGTGGATTATATCTAATTCTCGCAGTGTTATTTCCACCCAATGCTTGTGAACCAAGACCGATATTTGCACTTCCTTGTTTAGAAATAACTTCTAATGTGGTTGTAGCATCTTTTACGATTGCAAAATCAGAGGTAAAGGTATCAGTTCCGACTCCAAGAGTTTCTACTCTAATCTTGTTTAGAGTCGTTATACCAACAGATCGATTAAGGTTAGAAGTAATTAAATCTGGTAATCTCGCATCATTAATTGTTCCAGTTGTAATATTTGCACCATCGTAAAGATTTAAGGCAGTAGTTGCAATACCAACTAATCTTCCATCAAATCGTATTGCAGTTACAATGCCACTACTACCATTTAATGATATGGCATTACCTACGTCAAGTTCTGCACTAATCGTTGTAAATCCAGTAACATTTAACTGCTGAGTTGTAGTTACACCTGAGATTTGAGCATTATTTGCTACTCTAATATTTCCTAATGTATCAATAAAGAATAATTCATTATCAGAACCTGAAAAATAATTTGAGAAGTAGTAAGAAGATGTACCACTTACACCTGCTCTAAAATATTGAGTAGTCCCTACTTGTTGAATGTTTCCTGTATTATTAAATTGTATTTGACCTGGTGTAATATAAGTTCTTGATGTACTACTTAAAACATCAACTGAACCAGCATTTCCTGCAGATGAACTACCAAAAATTCCAGCTGGTGCTGCTCCAGTAACAGTTAATGCATTGGATTCAAGTCTTCCAAAAACTGTTGCACCATAACCTGTGGTTTCAAATTCTTTGCTATTATCATAATATAGTGCAACTGATCCATCTTGAGTGATTGTAATTGCAGTTTCTGCGGCAAATCCAGATGCTCCAGTAGCAAAAGTATAATCTTTGGCACGAATATAAAAATCAGTATTTGTTCCACTAAACTCATTACGGGTGGAACCGGAATTATAGTATAATTTTGCTGTCTGGGATGAACCACCAAGTATTAAACCCGTAGATGCAAGATTATATTCACCTAAAATAACATCACTTTGGAAAGTAGAAAGACCCGTTACTGTTAAGTTTGTTGCACCAATTCCACCTCTAACATCTAATGTTCTTGTCGTAACTGTTGTACCAATACCAACATTACCGTTAAAACCAATCAAAAATGCAGTTGAACCAACACCAACTTGTAAAGGACCCAATGAAACGGGTAAAACTCCATCAGTAAAAGGCCCTTGATAAATGTTAAATGATGTTGAGAGTGTTCCAGCATTTTTTACCCAACCATCAGTGGCAATCGCAATGACATTTGCTAGTAAAGCACCATCACCACGGTAGGAAACTGCACTAATAATTCCAGTCGTTGGGTTAAAAAATACACTACTCCCAACAGTAACTAAAGATTGAAATGTAGATGCCGATGATACTCTTAGTAATGTTGATTCTAGTAATCCATTAACTCTCGCAGTACCATAAACATCTAGGGGTCTGTTTGGTGCCGACGTTCCGACACCAACATTTCCTCTTCCATCTACAAGGAACTTATCATTATCAACCTGTACACCACTTCTGAAATTAAAAGACTTCCTATAATTTGCCATCTTCTATGGTTTTTAGTTATTTATCTTGTAATTTTTGCTCTAGTTTTTCAACCTTTGCAGTTAACTCTTTAATTGATTCAATAAGAAGTGGAACTAACTTATGGTAATCAACTGCAAGATAACCATTATCTCTTTCAATCACCGCTTCTGGTAGAACTGCTTGAATCTCTTGTGCGATTACACCAACATCATTACCTTCTTTGCCAGATTGTTCGTTCCAAGTATAAGTATTACCACTAATTGAGATAACTTTAGCAAGAGGATCATTAATTGGAGTAATGTTATCCTTTAATCTTTGGTCAGAAGTATAGAATGCTGTAATATCACCAGTTACTCTTAATTCACCGTCAACAGTTGCAACAGAACTGGTCATTGTCAAGATATCATTATATGTTCCACCAGAATCTTTAACATTGAATGCTATTGATCCACTATTTGTGGTGTTGTAAATACCAAATATTCCATCACCACCACCATTACTACCAATATCACCAACACCAATTCCAGTAGTTGTGTGAGTTAAACTTAAACTATCTGCAGCAAGTGATCCAGCAATTAATGCAGTTCCTTGAACGTGTAATTTATTATTAATAGTTGCGGTTCCAATACCAAGATCACCATCACCATCGAGGATCATTTGATCCACATTATTCATTCTGAATCTAATATTTTTAGTAGATGGTCTATTAATATAGAGATCAGTATCACCTACTCTTGAAATGAAATTATAATCATTATCAGAAGTGCTGCCATTTAAAGTAATACCATTATATCCAGCATAAACCTCACCGATTCTGACAAATCCCAATCCACCTTTAACATCTAATTGTTCTTGTGGGGATGTTGATCCCACACCGACATTACCACCACCTGTAATTGTGATAGTAGGATCTGTAGTATCTTGGTGACGAGCAGTAAGTTGAAGTTTATTGTCTGCTGTAGTTCCGTCTGCTCCAGCATCAAAGTAAATTGAACCTTTGTTTCCGATACTACCATTATCAGATCTTGCCATAAATGACAGAGATGCTGGTTCACCAACACTAATGTTTTCAATTAAACCAATTTCATCATTGGCAATATGAGTATGTGCGGCAAAGATGTGGAATCTCTTTGTTGGATTCGTGGTTCCGATGCCAACATTTTGATTAATAATTAGATTCTTAGAAATTGCGGCGCCACCAGCAACACTTAAAGCAGAAGATGTGCTTCCAAAACCAACTGCCTGATTAGTGCTAGTTGAGTTAATAACACCAAATGTTACGTTATTTGCAACTAAATTATTGGCAGTTAATGTGCCACCAATACTTACATTCTTTGCAATACCAACACCACCTGTAACCACCAAAGCACCACTGGTAGTAGAAGTAGAATCAGTTTCATCTCTAACTGTAAGAAGGTGTCTGATTAAGACTGGTGCAGTAAAGTTAGTTTCCCCATTAATGTTAAGTGGTCCATCAAATTGAGAAAGAACGGTATTTGAACTACCACCTTCAACAACAATTCTTTCTTTTACAGTAACTTCATCAAATACAACACTTAATCTTGATGCATTTTCACCAGTAATTGTTGGTGTTGGAATATCATAAGTAACAATTACCCCACTTGCAGCAGATGACTTAGAGTTTCCTTGGAAAGAGTCACCTCTGTTGTTCATACCAGTATAAACAACAATACCACCTCTCTTCTCCTGAGATTGTGCAAGGAATTCTTCTCTTTCGGATAGAGATCTAATTTGAACTTGTGGTAAACCTGTTGAGTAGTTTCCAGGTCCATAACCAAGATATTCAAATGTATGACCCGAAGCTCTCATTGTCGTGGGTCTACGAATCTCCAGAGGAACTGGATCGATTTTTCTAATAATTGATCCAACATCATGAGATACTTTTCTCGTAGCAAGAGAACCACGTAGAACCGTAATTTCATCATTATTTGTTCCACCAAGAGTGTTACTTGCCACTCTCATGATTTCATCATCAATTTGAATGTAAGACCCGTAAGAGAATCTTGATGTCGTTCCTATTCCAGGGGAAGGTACACTAATTCTAATTCTTGTGTCATCAGTAAATCCAACAACATAAGCTACCTCCTTATCAAGAATGAAGGTTGATCTTGTGCTTAGATTTTCTAGTGTTGAGTCTGATGAACCATCATTTGATGCAAAACCATGCTTTAATGCAAACGATGCCGTAGTAATTCCTGAAGTAAGAACATTAAATGTGTTGACACCAACTCTTGAATTGACAAAATAGTCTCCAAGATTATTATTACTGCTATCAAGAAGTCTAATCTTATTCCCTGCTACCAGACCATGAGCAGATGAACAAGTAAACGTTGTGATTCCTGCACTTGCATTTGATGCTAATGAAGTTATCGAAGCAGAAAGACCAGTTAATAGTAAATATTGACCGACTAATGGGGTTGGATCTCCAGCAGTTCTGGCAATTGCAATTCTATTTGGTGCTGGAATACTGGTGATGCGATAATAACCATCTGCGGTAGTGCCAATACCAGTTGTTTGAATGACTTGTCCTAATGATGTTGAAATTCCACCAGCAGTAAGATCCAACGATACATTAGTTTGAGCACCATTATTACCAATTACACTTTCATCTAATTGATATGTTCCAGTTGTATATCCTGAACCAGGGTTAGTAATTTGAACGGAAGATACATTTGTGCTGCTGTTAACAACAACGGTTGCAGTTGCACCTTGCCAAGTATTTGTTATAGTACCATCTTTTAGAACCTTAACGTTGTAATATGTTCCGGTTTGATACCCAACACCACCAGTAGTAATGCCAACAGAAATAATACCACCAAATCCATGGTTTCTATCAAAACTTAAAGTCGCAATTCCAGTAGAACTTGTAACAGTGGTAATACCTAAACCAAATCCAAAAGACTTAGCAAACTTATCAGTTGTTTCTCTAGTTAAACTATGCTTTTGATCATTTGTAACAACTTTACCTAGAGGTGTTCTTAATGCATATGATTTTGTCGATGGTGGGTTATCATTGATGTTGTCTCTATCTAACTGGGGATAAAGGTCAACAACGTTTTGAGTATAAGTGCTATCTGTAAATTCTTCTTCTACGGTGTTTGATGCATTTAATGCAAATAAATGATAAACACCATCTTTTTGCCCTTCAATATAATCAGAAATGACTACACTTCTGTAGATAATAAAATTATCCTTAACGTCATTTCTCTCAAATCTTGGCCAAGATGTATTTTTAGTTGTTGGGAATGTTGGGAATGTAGAAACCCCTGCAGTAATTTGATATGTAAATGACATATCATTTACTACAGATTTGACATCATACTTGCCATTATAACCATACCCAAATTCACCAAATGGGTTTAGAATAGAATCCTTAATACCGTAGATTTTAACGTCATTACCAACATTAAGATTGTGTGGTTTTTCAGTTTCAACCGTTACTGTATAGACACCATTAACAGCTGCAGACCTTGAACAACTTGAAATAAATCTTGGATTTTTGTTATAGTTGTAATCAGAAGAAGTTAGATTTCTCGTAGTTGGTAAGATAAAGTCAGTATCATTTCTTACACCAGTAAAACTACTCTCTTGTATAATAAAACCAGGTTCTGGTGCTTTTGCACCTAAAAGTTCTTTTGGAATGACAACTCTAAGTTTGTAAAGTCTTTCATCTAAACTTCTTGTATCTGGAATTCTCTTAATATAAGATGCATCTGTTCTGATTTGATAACCACCGACACCAAGAGAACTTAATGTTGAGTAAATTGTATTATTTGTAGATTTTACATTGATATACCACTGTTTCTTGGTGTTATCAAACTGAACAGGGTGACCAAGATCACCAGCTTGCTTATCATGAACTCTACTAAGAATTTTTAACTTTATTCCGCCGTATACTGTTACTGGAACTCCCAAACTTGCATCTGCTTGAGATGTTGCAAGTTGAACTTCTGTTGATTGTAACGTTACTCCATCTGTTCTTGTTGCATTAATTGCAGATGTAATGACATAATAAACCGTATGTTCTGTAATATTTTCTGGTAGGTCACCATCTATACTTTGAATTGTAACTTTCTCTGCATTTTCAAGAGTGTGGGCACCACTTAAAACAAATCTATTATTACTTACTTGACTTACAGTATATTCTTTTGCACTTGAAGTAACTCCATCTGACATAACAATGTCAGCAGAATATTCAACCTTATTAATTGTTGCATATAATTTATCATTTACGGCACCACCAATGCGATATCCTTGAGTTAGAATTGGTGGTACATTATCTTGAGAGTTGAATCCAAATAGATATATTTTATTTCCAGATGGGTTGAAAGTTGGACTCGTTGTTACTCCAACATCAATTGCCTGCCAGTCAACGGTTTTTGGTGTACCAGTAATTGCTTTTGGTGTGACAACATTTGTTAAGAATAAATTATTATCTTTATCAAATGCCTTTGCTCTAAATCCATCTCCATTCAAGGAGATTTGACCAAAGTTGGAGTTGGAGTTTGTGATGCTATAGTCTGCACCAGATTCACCATCAAAATGTTTCGCAAATCCAATCGCAAAAACAGAAACAACCTGAATGAATGAATCATTAGATGCTTTAATATGAGAGGTTTCCCATCCTTTTCTGTAAATTGCAGAAGCATCTAGGTGATATGCGGTTCCAGGATCTGTTGATGATGATCTAGAAGATAGTTCTGCTCCTGTTACCTTAGATACACTAATACCAATATATTTTCTTGAGTCTTGGAAATATTTTACAAATGCACGGTCGTCTTTTTGTAGAGAAACACCAGTAAACTGAGCAACAACCATTGAACGGAAACCTGATGCCTTGCTACCATCAGCGTGCATACCGTTCATACCCCATACAGAACGTAAGGAGATATTAAAGATATATGGAGAAGCACCAGAAACAGTATCAGTTTCAATAACAACTGTTGCTGAAGAAATACTACCATTTAGATCAAGATCTCGTCTTGCATTTGGAATCAGGTAAGTAAATCTAGTGTCACTTAAAACTGTCTGAACTTTTGTTGAAATATTATAATCAGTAGGAACTACGTTTCTAATTTTAATAGGTGTCCCTTCGTTAAATTCGTGAGGAACAGAAGTTGTGACAGTAACTAAATTACTTCCAGAAGAACTAATACTGATTGAGGCAAGTGGAATTACGTCACTATCAAATGCACCTACAATTTCCCATTCTGGACGTTGTTTTGCAAATCCACCTGCATCTGCTGGGTATTTCTGATCGATTTCTCTAGTACCAGCACTAGTGCCATATGCATTCGATAACTTGGCATAGTACATATCCAGGTCAGTAAGACCCGTATTACCATATTTGTTTACGCCATCAACATATTCAAAACAAGTTAGTTTATGGTGAGAAAATGTTGGTTTTGCAGTATCAGTAAAATCAGTTGGGTTAGTATATGCTAATTCAGTTTCTCGTGCATCAAAGAATGAAAACTGCCATAAGTAACATGCACCAGTTACTCTAAAAATAGCAGACTTTGCGGCAGATGGATCTGTTGGGTTTGGGATATATTTTGGTCTAACCTTTGTCTTTCTTAAGTCAAGACCAACAATAGATACACCTCTTGGTACAATAACACCACCGTAGATGCTATTGAATTTATATAAAATGTTATCAACTTGTGTCAAATCAAAGTTTGATGACAGTGATAAACCTAATGCCGACGATGCTGTTGGATTGCTGCCACTAATACTCTGATCTGGTGCTACAACTTTTGCCGTTCCACCATCATTATAAAGTCTAAAACCAGGTCTATTATCAATTAAATGCTCACCAGGTAATAGTAAAATAGTCGTTTTTTCTGTAATATCATTATCATCACCCTTTACATATGAAAATCTTGCTGCCTCTAAAAGTGCCCTTTGAATTGTTTTAAAAGGTCTCGCAAGTGAATTTCCCTGATTATCAATACTATCAGTGGAATCAAGATCACTTGGACTTACATAAAGAATACGCCCATCAGTATTCTTTATAAAATTATCTAACTTATTAAGAGGCATTTTATTACGACTTTTAATTGTTTTCTATCTTTTATTTATGAAGTCAAATCTTCCTCGTCATATTCAAATTCAATATCATCAGGCATATCTTCAGGGTTCTCTAACTCAACTGGGAAGAAACAAGGGTGTACTTCTTCATCTATCAAGTAGAAAGAATTTCTATACAAATCATCTGGTTCAAATGATCTGTTCTTATCTGCTTCTCTACAAAGATCCTGATCATACAAATGACCTTCTGGCATTTCATCAAACGTAAAAGGTATATGATTGATGAAATACATTTTCACAATCATACTGCCATTATTGTACCAGCAGTATGCAGAATCGATACGATAAGACATAGGAAAAATTCCCATATCTTATATTTATTTTCAGTAGGGCGAGGGGGAATCGAACCCCCACGGGAATACTCCCAGCAGATTTTAAGTCTGATACGGCTACCAGTTACGTCACCGCCCCGTGTATGGGACCATTATAACTCAGAGAGTTGTAGTGGTCAAGTGCTGGTTGTCGGGATCGAACCGACCTGTCTTGCCTTATGAGGGCAGTGCTTTCGCCAGAGAGCTAAACCAGCTATTTTATATTCAACGCTCGATAAGTAGGAGTTAATGAATGACAGTTAGGGCATAATACTCGAAGATTGTCTTTACTAGCATTCTTCCTATTACCATCAATGTGGTCGATTTCTAGTGTTGTATTTCCAGAAACTGGATTGACACCTGCCCAACTACATTGAGAGCATTTGTATCCTGCTTCTTCTAGCAAATGTCTTCTAACATAACCAGAGAGTGAATTACCCCTTATTATACCAGATTTTGTGCCATTCAACCATTCAGTGATATATTCACGATCTTGGTTGTCTTGCTGACATTTACGAGAACAGTATTTACCTGTCGATTGTGACGGCATATACTTAAAGTTTTTTTCACAAGATAAACACTTACCAATCATTGAACTATAAGTTAGAACAATAGTATTTATACGATTGTTCTAACTAATGGGAATGCTGGGACTTGAACCCAGTTCTACCGCTTATAAGGCGATGGCCTTAACCCATAGGCGACACTCCCATAAAAACCCTGAAGATCAGGGTGCTTCGTCGTGCTCAGTGTGTATTCGCACAAAGTCATCATCCGCAGGTATCATCACAGCAGCTCTACCTTCTTCATCCACAATTCCTAACGTCTCTCCATTCTCAACTCTTTTGATTAATTCATCCCATCGTTCTTGAAATTCTTCCACGGTAAAAATTTCCATTTTGGATATTTATAAATCAGAGAGGATTGGAATATGCAAGACAATCATCACTGACTTGATCACGAACAACTTCTAGTACATTCATGAATTGATCTACGGTCTCACACTCCACAACTCGTTCGTTACCTTCACTCGAATACAAATAGAACTTACGTGCCAAAGTATCGACAACACAACGACTCAGGATTTCTTCGGTGGGCATTGGGTGATTCATTTGATTACCCCCATATTATAGGGGGTCTTGGTCCTGGTGTCAAGGGGGTCTTAGGAAAAACTTTGAACTGCAGCAATTGCCGATGTATTTTTAGTTTTTCTTGCGGTAACTCTTTCTCTTAAATTTTTACATCCCCAATTTTGAAGTTCTTTCTCTTTTTTTGTATTTTTTACGGCATTTAAATTCGTTCTATTTACTGCAGCATCTCGTTGTGCTCTTAAAGATACAATTTGTGCTTGAAGTGCTGTAATTGAATTGGCAATTGATACACAAGTTGCACCAGGTACTGTTGCTCCAGTATAGTAAACATTAGGGACAGTTGAAATACGTCTGGCACTGTGATCTGTCGTTATTCCAGACACATCAAATCTTCCTTGACTTGTAACTAATGATCCACCATCATCTTGCTTTACATTTTCATAACCATATCCAGCATAAGATGTTGATAGTGTTACAGTATCATCCGGATCAAAGGGATCTTCTGCGGCAAAATTTTGATTTGGTCCAGACATACTTTGAAATATCTTTAATGCATCTCTATCTTGATTGATTACGGTATAAGTGGCAAGATCTGTAGTTACTCCCGAACATATTGTATTACCAGGCAATGTGGTGCTGCAAGCAACTCCAGGCCAGCAGTTTCCACTAGTTGCTTGTGCAGATAACGTTGCAATTTGAGATTTTAATTCATTAATCTGTGCATTGAATGATATAATTGTATTATCAGGAATTGCACAAAACTGTTGAAGAGTTTTGACATCATCCTCAATTTGCTGTTCAACTTTTCCAACTACACTCTCATCATATAAACCACTATCTTCTTCTACTTCTTCTTTTGACCAAGTTCCATTAGCATTTTGAATGATGTTCACTTTCATCATCTTTGTTGGTGCCGTAACATCAGATTGTTTATCAAAGACACCGTTTAATTGATTTTGCTCATTCTCAAAAACTTTAAGAGCATTATTTCTTAAATTTTCATCCATTTAATTGAATCATCGTAATAATTTTTATTTATTTCCTTCTAGGTCTGTTATTCTTTGCTTTAGTTCTTCAATTTGTTGTTGTTGTTCTTTAATTGCTTCAATTAAAACAGCTGTTAAATTTCCATATTCAACAGTTTTTAAATCTTCATTTTCTATTTTTTCTCTAACAACAACTTCTGGAATAACTTTTTCAACTTCTTGAGCAATAAGTCCAATTGCAATATCTTGTTTTTTTGCTCTACCAGGTACGACATCAGGATTCCAACTAAAAGAAACTCCTCTTAAACTTAATACTTTTTCAAGAGAATTTTCTAAATTAACAACGTTGGTTTTTGATCTTTGATCTGATGGGCACGGAGCACAAATAGTAGATCCGTTGTAAAGCCATGCACCTTTAAGTTTTCCTGCAGGTGATTTTAAATCCATTGTGAATGCGTTTGCATCAAATTTTGGAGCAACTGTACTCCACTCAGGAACTGCGGCAGCTTTAATTCCATTAAGTTCAGAATTAACACCATTATAAGATATGTCTAATGCTCCAAGAGAAATGTTTGATCCAATTTTGATGTCAGATCCAAAACAATTTCTAATACCAGTTAGTTGTTCAAGTCCAATCGTATTAATTGATAATGGTGAAGTTGCTGAAGGACCGACTACCAATGAAGCAGCAAAAGGAGTTGCCATTGCACCTTGACCACAGTGCAATTTATGAATTGATGCAGTTCCAGGTTCCCAAAATCCTTTTGGAATTACAAGTGCTCCACCAACTAGAGGATTAAAAACATCTAATGTACCAACATCTAGAGTATCAAAAGCCATAAATTCTCCTTATTTGCAACTAAGTGCGATTCCATCAATTAGATCCTTAACTGGACCTGGAATAAAATTTCCTAAAACACCAGCAAGTGGTGATCCTTTACTTATATCCTTACATAACATGTAAATAATACCATCGGCATTGAAAGTGATTGAATCTGGAGTTGACATGCAGATTTTTGCACCACCCAAAGTCATTTGCTCTCCAGCAGTCATGGTAATTGCTTCGTTTGCTTTTACCATAAATGAACCATCATTGCCATCTCCAATGGTCTCAATGAAAATATTCTTTGCTTTTAACTTAATATTTCCATTCTCGGCAATAATTGAGATATCACCTTCCTCAACAATAATTGATTTGGTTACGTTCTCTTTTTCTTTTTGTTTTCGATCATCTCCAGGTTTTTGTCCTTTGATGATCTCATGAGAAGTTCCACGAACTATTTCACCCTTGTTTCCATCCTTGGTATGAGTTTGATTATACCCATTTGTTAATGAAACAGTGTATTGAAGTCCTGGATCTTTTTTCTTCTCTGCTCCTGGACCAAAGAATACTTTTCCGTATGGGTTATCACTAAGTAACCATTCTGGTTTTGACATATTTTACCTCACGCAATCAATAACTCTGATGATGTTTCTCTGCCCAGTTTGAGTTGTTGCTCCAAGTTCATCATCTGTGGCAACTCTACTTTTAACAGTAGCATCTCGACGTGTCGTTGGATCTAGAACCCTTCTACTTCCTGAGTCGATAGAAATATTTGGAGTTGCATTAGGATCTACTTGTTGTGTACCATCACCAGGGAGTGGATTGACTCTAATAATTTCAAACACAGGTTTAATCTCGACTCCAGCACCAGCATCACTATTTATTTCTATTTCAGGGATGTCCGTAATACCACAAATTCTGTTTGAAAGTTGTATGTCAATAATTTGTCCAGATTCTGTCATTTTAACAACTGCCTTAAGACCTTCAAGATTGGGAGTGATCTTAACAGTATCAGTTGGTTTATATCCAATACCTGTTGAAAGAATTTTAAATCCAGATAAACAGACGTTGTAATCATTAACTCTTGTTCTGGTTGGATCAGGATCTATTGGTTCATCAAATTCATTCAATCCTGTTGGTTGACTTACATATCCAGCACCTGAATTTACAACTACAATGTTAGTAACTTCTCCATCATCATTAATTTCTGCATATGCCGAAGCGTAATTTCCATTCTCACAGGGATCTAATATCGTGACAAAAGGAGGACTGCTATAATTAGATCCACCAAAGACCAGATCAACTCCAACAATTCTACCAATTCGATCTACTACGGCATTACCAATCGCACCAGATCCACCACCACCAAAGATTTCAACTGATGGAGGACCACATCTAAATGGTGCCGTATCACATTGAGTGATGCTATCTGGAATTGTGCCATCATATTGCCCTAGTGTTCCACCAAAAATTGGTAGATCTTTTGTCCATCCAGTTGCACCTTCAATGATTTGAGAATCGGATGGAATTGGTAAGAAGTTATTAAAATTGTCAATATCCTGTTGATTTGGACCGTCCTTCAGAGGATTACCTATGAAACTTTTAACCTGCGGACAGTTTGGCTTTGCACACAAGAATGATTCAAATCCAAGAATAAAATCAAGTGCCTGGAAGACTGATCCTGCAATTTTACCAACACCACCTAGTACATCATTGATTTGATCAAGTATAGGACCGATTGCCTTATCAATATCTGATGCTAACTTATTGATTAGAGAATTTGTCCACTGTTCTGCAGCACAAAAAGGAATATTAACAACTTTACCAATGAGTTCAAATAAGAAATCACCGACCATTTGTGCCAATCCCTTGACAATATCTTTGAACTTACAAAAAATTGTATCGACGACTTTTTGTACGATAGTATTCTTAATTGCCTTGGCAACTGTTGGTATAAGAATATCGAGGAGATCTTGTATACCTGCTCTGATTTTTCCGATTAGATAGTTTCTCAATCTCTGAATAAGAATTTTAAGAATAGCAGCAATAATACTTCCAGTGTTACGAATCAAACTACTGATCTGACCAATTTTATTGATTGTTCCATTAACATATAGTTGACCGTACTTTTTAATCTTCTTGAGAGTTTTGAAGAAACTGAGTAGTGCGGTATTGATTCCAGCAAGTTCTGATGTTCCGCAAGGATCTGGTTGAACTCTTTCCTTTTGATACGTTTGTAGAGCTTCTTGGAATGCTGTTGAATTGATATATTCTTCACACTTGGGAGGATCTACATATCCAACTCCCTTGTCAGTTTGTAATGTTTTACATGCTGCAGATTTTCTCTTTGCTTTTTCTTTGTCAATTGAATCAAGAATATTTTGAGTTGATTTAAACAGTTCTTGCTGCTCTGGAGTCCAGGTATCACTACCTTGCTCATTTAATTGTGCAACTACATCATTATTACCCTTTGCAATTCTATCAATTGTTTCGTCCGAAACATTTGCCCATACAGGATCTGGTTGAATTGGAGTATCTGGGACAAATACTGATGGTTGCTCTGAATACGTTCGTGCATTTGGACTACTAGCAATTTTTCGTCTAATACGATTTGCTATGTCGGCACTCATCTCACCAACAATTCTTTCATTAGTTTGTTCATTGATTGCAATATATGCAGATCCATCAGAACTTACTTTTATAGTTGTTGGTTTTCCTTCAAGATCAAGTCCAGTAAATGTATTTCCAGCAAGATCTGTTCCTGGTCTTGGTTTTCTGGGTGGTGATACTGGTCCTTGAGTTACATTTACTCCAGCAGGAATTGAAACCTTTTTTTGTGTTGGTATGTTTGGTATCTGACCTTTTGATTCTATTTCTTTAACTACATCATAATTTTCTACAAACGTTGCCGTATAATTATCAGGTCCAAGTAAATACCACTGTGGTTTATTTTCTACTTGAACGTATATTTTTCCACCAATTACTTTAGTTTTGGTTACGTTATTTACAGACATTTATATTTTCACCTCCTTATTCTGATATTTATGGGTCATATTATCCTCTCCCAGCTGCTCTATTGGCATAGAAAGTTGCGGAAGCATCATCTCCACGAAGTGTTGCTTCTTTACTCATTTGTAGGTTAAAAGCAGTTTCCTGCATTTTATTAAAGGTTGCGAGAGTGGAAACAGGAATATCTCGGTCTTTATAAGTATAATTTGTTTTGTTTCCATCAGCATCAATAATAGTAACAGTTTTTGTCCCATCTGGACTTTCTGTGATTATAGGTTCTTTTGGAATTCCACTTTCTGATACATTTTTGGATTGGGGATCTTTAGTTGCTCCAGCAATTTCTTCCTTTGTCGGTTGTGCTGGTCCTTTTGGTTTTGTATCATCACCAATGATCTGATGAGCTCCAGGAGTTAATCCAGAATTGAAACGATCTACCCTTTTGAATTCTGTCGTACCATTTTTAGATTCTCGTATGTCAAATTGAGTTAGGTTATTACCAAATACATGAACGACTGCTGGAATCTGTTCACTCTCATCCAAATAACATGCCATGACCCATTCACCACCCCACAATCCACAAGAACCACCATTCAAGTTACCATGAGAAGTTGATTTTAAAACAATTGCCCAGGGTAAGTTTTCGTCTTTTACTTCATTCATACTAGGATGCTTTCCAGGTATTCGAATTCTAACTCGATCTCCATGGGCATCTTGCCACTTTGCATTTTTCACATGCTGATTTTGACCAGGAGCAACTTGGGCAATAAAGAATTTATTGATATTGACCGTTGCTAAATTATTCATTACTTGCTTTTATTTGTATATAGACCGTAAGTGTCACGAACTAGTGTCATTGATGTAAAAGATCTTAAAGGATCAAAATGATGACACAAATTGACAATCAAATATTTTCCACTGTTGACCGGATCACCAACTCCCTGAGTTTTCTTTCCCTGTGACACAATCTCAAAGTCACATTGAATTGTATTACCTGCTCTCAGATTTGGATTGCATGGAACTTGAACTTGAATGATCTGAGTGAATAGCAGATTATATCTCATTGTTGACTTTGCTTGCCATTCCTTTGGATCATTATTTGGATCGTCTTTTATTTTAGAACTCAGAACTCCAATGTCTTTAATATGAAAATGAGTTCTTGTATAAGAATCTAATTGTGGAACAGATAGATTTTTACCTAATGATTTTTCAAGACCATTATCCGTTAACTTATAAATTCCCTCTTCATAACTAAAAGATTGAGGATCCCAAAAAATATTACGACTTTGATACACTCCAGACTTAAGTGCCGTGATTAGATCTTCTCTTTTAATGTCTGACTTAAGTGCAATCTTAAAGTCATTTTCATCATTCTCCACACCAGATCTTAAAACATCTGTTCTATAATAAGTTTCAACTGGTGGTTGAGATACTAAGTCATCAATTGCTCTAAAATTAAATCCATCTCTGGTTTCATAGAAAAAATATCCAGGGTTCCCTCTTCCTGGTACAGATTTTGATGCTAGACTGCAAATGACATCAAACACATGACGAGTATTTCCAATGAATGAATATGAATTTCGAGTTGGTGTTTTAGTTGCAAGTTTTGTTTTCAGATAATCAGCAACTAATTTTTCTACAGTATTTGTGATATTACCCGAGTATGGTTTAAAAATTGCGGTCTCTTGATTTAGTACGGCAGATTTTGAAACCAAATTCATGACAATTGCTTCACGGTTTGATTCTTGATTTGGATTGATCTGCTTATCAAATACCAAAGGATTATTAGTAAAATCAAGAGTTCCTAGTTTTGATCTGATTTTAAAGGATACATTTACATCACCATTCAGAGGAAGTGCAGAACTCAGTGTTCCAAATCTTGTTTGCTTATCAAAAGTTTTATCATAGGTAGTAGCACCACCAACATCCATTAAAGATAAAACTGCAGTAATATTTGGTGATAACAAACTCTCGTAGTAATCAAAACTTGTTACTCTGGCACCATAAGGATCCTGACCAGTAATATCTACTCTCTTACCATTTTTTTGAATCTCAAAAAGTTCATATGCTGATGCCTGTGCTGCATTTGCCATTTATCTTATAATCTCCATATTTCTGGTAACTTCTGTCTTTGTGGTGATGAACTGGATGCCTGTTGCATTGGGACTGGATATGGAAATGGTACAAAAGTTTCTACTGGTTGTACCGCATAAATGAACAGTGATTGATTTCCACGACTACTTGTATTATTTAATAGTTTTCTGTTACCACCTCCACCAGGTCTTTCTAATGCCTTTAAAAGGTTTCCGGCAGCTCCAGATACTGGATCACCTGATCCTGCAGGAGATAATTGTACTCCACTGGGTGGTTGTACAATCTGTGCTGGTTTGATTGCTGTTGCAGGTGGTTGTGAACCAGGAGATGGTTTTCCTTTTAAAATATCTTTAGAAACATCAACCAAAACAGAGTTTGATGCTCTAAATCCAACACCATTAACATGAAGTGATATATGAGGATATGGTTGGTTTCCTGCACCAATCGTTCTTCCAGATGCACCTTGATATCCTAATAAAGTTCCTTTAGGTATTACTTGTCCTTCTTTTGCTCCTTTAAATGGTAAACTTTTAAAGTGACCCATCAGAACTTCATATTCTTTATTACCTCTCTTGAAATAATAAGCACCATAGTATCCAAAACCTCTACCAGATCCTCCTAAAACATTTGGTGTTCCTTGAAGACCAACGGAAGGCATTCCATCTGTTCCTCTACTCTTATAAATTAAGTCAAATGGTGCATAAATTGGTGCCCCAATACCACCAGCAAGATTCATATCCAATCCAGTTTGATTTCCGTCTGTATCTCCAGTTGGCCCAATGGAAGCACCAGATGCATAAGTTTGTCCAGAATATTGTTGCTGTCTAATTGATTGTTGATCCGGAGTCGGTTGAGGACCAAATCCAGGACCAGTTTTTCTTGTGTCAGATAACCCTGAAAGAGAACTCCATTCCCTAAAATTCTTTGACAGTTCTGCAAATGCCATTACATTTTTTTCATCTCTTTGAGCCGTTTGATTAATATTTTCAACTGCTAAAGAAAAATCTTCAAATCCATTACCCATACCTCGTTCTGCTCTTTTGAGTTGACCACTTTTTCTTGGTTGATATGGTGCTCTAGTTTGTGGTTCTGGTTGTACCGTTCCACCTTTAGAAAACTTTTGTGGTGGTTTTGCTGCAGGTGTTGGAGTTTGGGATGATTGAGATGTTGAAGACTGAGGAGTAGTTGCTGGATACATTGAACCAGGTGCCATGAGTGTCATTGGCACATTTGGTGTTGAACTTGGTTTATTATTTTTTTCTCTTTTACTGAGTTCCTTTTCTAGTTGCGATATATCTTTATCTGATTGATCTGCCATTTTCAGACCATCATCAGCCTCTTTTTCAATTGCCTTTAAATCTTGATCTATCTCTTTTTGCTTTTGTGGTGTTAAGAGATTAATAAGTTCTCCGAGTTTTTGAAATCCTGTTCCAATTGTTGTCAATACATTTCCTACTGATTTTATAAAGTCACTATTGAAAAATTCTTCAATTTTTGCGATAATGGCAGGGAGTTTTTGAACTAAAATGCCAAGTGCAATTAATCCAAAGAAATCTAAAATTTGATCAAATATATTTCTAGCAGGAGCAGTTACAACACTTGCAAGTCTTGAGAATCTCGCACCAATTCCTAAATTTTTACTTTCTACTCTGGTTTCTTCTGCTCTTAATTCTCTTTGCTTCTCTAATTTAAAGAATAGTTCTTTTTTCTGAACTCTAAGTTTTCTTAGTTCTTTATTTGAACTAATCAAATAACTTTTAATGTTTGTGACATTCAGTTTAAGATTCTTGACTTGATTATCCATATCTTATCCGATTAACTGAATTCCATATAATCCAGGTGTGACTTCCATATAAGGATTGGCAAAGTTCACTGGAGATATCACAGGAACATCTGTTGCTTTACCTTGCATTTGTGGTATTTGTGGTGGTTTTGATGATTGTTTTGGTAATACCATTGGTAGGAAAGTCATTCCACCACCAGAACCAGCAGAAACATTCATACTGATGTTTGTAATTCTTGGTGCCGCAGATACCGATGGAGATGGAGCACTAGTTTTTGGAGAGATTGATGGTGATCTCATCCCACCTCCACCAGGTTTAGTTGGTTTAGTTTTTTTCTTTAAGATCTCTTCCTTTAAATATTTGTCAAAATCTTTAATAACTTTTGAAAATTCTTCAGATACATCTCGTTGATAATCAGAAACCGTGAACAATTTACGAATTGCTTGTGTAAAAAGTACCCATAGTCTTCCAGCATTATCATTGATGTCTTTTAAGAGAGGTCTGAACAACATTGAAGAAGTTGTTCGAATAACTTCCTCTCCTGGAGCAAGCATTGCTTTGACACTATCAACAAATCCGGATCCTTTACCAGGAACTGTTCCCCCACTTGCAAATCTTGGTGTTTCTCCAAGATCTTTCAGAAGTGATAAAAGAAAGTCCATTTTTACTTCACTCTGTGTAGCAGAACCTAGATTTATTATTTTTTCAAGAGAATGTTGCGGTGAAGATTGATAATTTTTTTCTTTCTCTAAATCAGATTGTATCCTTTCAATAGTTTTACTTCTTTTATTTGGATCATAACTGTTAATCCTATTAATGGTATCTTTTCTAGTTTTTTCCATCAATGGATCAGTCACTTTTTTAATTGCAAACTTTCCTAACATCTCAAGTCCAATACCTATTCCAAGAGTAGCTCCACCTCTTAATAAAGAACCTGGTGAAATTTTAGGCAGACTAGGTAATTTAAATCCTCCAGTTCCCTTTAAAGTTCCTTCTGGTGTAAAACCACCTTTAGTTAACATTCCAGTTGGATCTATCAATCCCTTGCGAAGTAGTCTAAATCTATCTCCAATATTTGATTTTCCTTCGATAAATCTGGCGAAAGATTGATTTGTACGACTTACTGACGGTCCAGATATTGGTTTTGGTACACTTGGTTTTGGTCCCTCAGGAGGTTTTTTTTGAAATATATTAAATAATCTTCCAGGCAACTTCCATAAAAATCTTCCAAGCAGAAAAAGTCTTCGAACCCACTTAAAGACTTTAAATCCTATAATTGTAATAACTGCTGGTACAAATGCCTTACCAATCCAGTAGAAAATTTGATCTAATAACTTTCTATTATTTTCGTCTTGTAACCACTTAAACGCAACATTTAAAACAATACCACTAAGAATAAGAGAGAAAAATTCTTTGATCTTATCAAAAACACTTTTAATTGGAGCAGTAACTCTTTCTGCAATCGACTGTCCAACACCAGCAATTTTTTTACCAACACCTTCTACGGATTTTTCTTTTTCTGCGACTTTTCTTTTTGACTCTGCTGATTTTATTTTTTTAACTGCTTCTTTCTCTTCTACAATTCGCATTGCAAAGTCAAGAGACAGTTGCTTCTGAATCTCAACAAGAATTCTATTTGTTTCTGCTAGTGCTTTGTAAGTATTTTCTTCTGTATCTTGCTTTTTAGATAAGACTTTTTCAGCATCTAATGGCTTTGGTTTCAGTGCCTCAAGTTTTTCTGATAAATTGATTGGTGATCTAAAACTAAATCTCGTAGTTCTTAGTTTTGGTGTGACTGGACTTGTGGATGAGATCGCAGAAGATGCACGAAGTACCGAAGAAGAGATATTTCTCTTGCTCAACTTCGGTACTGCTGGTGCTCTATAGATCTGATTAATGTCCACTCTGCTGCTGTGCTTTTAGGTTTTCTTCTTCAATATACTGTTCAAGTAAAGTAAGGTATACTTCTCTCTCCCAGGGAATCATATTTTCGAGCTCTGTTAATGAATATTTATGGTGCTGCATGAGGGCAAAATTAACCTTGTAGTATGACTCAAGATTAGTATGAGCCATACCTAGCTGAAAAAACTTGCCAAACCCTCCAGAACTACTTCACTTTCAACACCAGTGTTTGGATTTTTTACCGTGACTGTATGAGACAGTTTGGGCATCGTGACAAAAAATGTTTCGATCTCTTTGAATTGCTTTGTATTAAGTTGCTCTAGAAATTCATCAAGTTCTTTTTTGGTGCAATCTGCTGCACTCCAACTTTCTTCCGAATCGTAGATGATGTCAATACAAGACGTGATCATACTCAGAGACTTATTAACATCACTTGAATCATCACTAGTTTCAAAGTTATTTTCAACAAACTGTTCCAGTGATGGATACTTCAGTTTCATTGAAAGATTGTCATCAAGTTTGATAATGTTCGTGTGATCCTTATTTTTCTGAACCTTAATCGAATCAATATCAATCTCCATCTGAACTGTTGTTTCACCATCATCTGGGCAAGTTATATTCACTTCCACAGTTTCACCAACAGACTTGGCACGAACATTCAGGAACAAGTATTCGATATCAAATGTAGAAAGATCTGATACCTTGACAGATTTTGTTAAAATACAATCTGATAAAATCTGAACAATAGCATCCGTAATTTGCTTCATGTTCTCAGATTCGAGTGCCATGATGAGGATTTTTTCTTCTCTGACTAGAAAGGGTCTGTATCTAATTTTCTTTCCAGTCGAAGGCAATTCCAACTCATAGGTTGGAGTATTAATTTTTGGTAAAGGCATAATAACCTATGATAACTTCAGTTGTGATTATTTATTATCGTTCTCTGGGTCCTCTAGGAGTGGTGCTTTGAGATCCTTGATTAATTCTATTTGTAGTGTCTCTGAAAGCTTGATCTCTAAATTGTTGTAATTGCTCTTGTGTATATCTCCAAGATGTATTTTTTGTAGGAGGTTGTCCAGGTTGTGTTTGTTTTGGTGTTGGTACTTGTGGAGCAGAAGAAGATCTCGTACCTAAATCAACTCTTCTTACAACATACCTATCAAAATTAAATGTAACTGTAACCTTTAATATGTCGGCAGGACCGTATGCTACTGGAAGAGGAGTAACTGCTTTTGGGAAAGCATTAACAAACTTATATTCTAAAACTTTATTAAAATCTCTCTCAAATTTGTAAATTACCATTTCTTGAACTTTATAATCATCTGGGAAATTGAATCTTCTGTAAATATGAGGGCTCAATCCGCTTGGTATGTTTGGTGAAGAACTTGTGTATGATGCTGCTGCTGGTTCTACGTTGATTTGATTTCCACCGGCAATATAATCCATCCAACCTTCAAAAAATCTTAGAGTACTATATTCATCATCAACGTAAAAAGTTAGATCAATATCAGTATAAAGACGAGTATGAGCAAACTCCTGAGTAACTCCCATATAATTATCTTTGACTTCGGCAGTTGCATAAGAAGATGTTGGCAACGTTGCCTCAGAACAAAGATATCCCAATCGACTCATAAATCTGTTAATTTCTTTTAGTTGTGGGTCATCATTATAGCTAGTAGAAAAATGTTTTTGTAATGCAGTACTCAAAGGTATATTTACAAGATAGTAATTATTTTGAGCCAGAGTCCCTATTACACCCTTAACCTGACTCATTTTAAGTTTTTGAACAAGAGAATCGCCCACTCTAAATACCTTATACGAGTCTTACATTATTAAGTATTTAGATGTCATACAAAGGATATTACAACACTGATACTATTTCCAAAATTTTAAATATTCCATCTATTGGTAATATTTGGATTGACACTTCCCATGACGATGAGTGGAATTGTTATGACGATTCAACCCGCAAATTATACAGTAAAGTAACTGCATTTTACTGGAACAATCTTTCAGAAGAAGATAGAAAACTTAGGCTTAAAAACCATGGTATGACAGGAAAAAAACACTCAACAAAAACCCGTGAAAAAATGAGTAAATCTGCTATTGGAACTACAAAACCATCTTTACACAAGGGTGGAACTGTAGTATCTCCAACAGGTGAAATTGTTCACTTCAAGTCTCTTAGACACTTTTGTAAAGAACAAGGATTATCTGTAAGTCATGTATCAGAATTAATGAGTGGCAAAAGAAAATCTGTAAAAGGATGGAAAAATGGCACATCATTATAATAAAAGTAAATATAAACCATCATCACCAGAGAAATATAAGGGAGATCCCAATAATATCATATGTCGATCTTCTTGGGAGAGAAAATTTTGTAGATATTGTGATACCAACCAAAACATTTTGGAATGGGGAAGTGAAGAGATGTGTTTGCCATACAGATCTCCTGTGGATAATCATTATCACAAATATTTCCCTGATTTTTATATCAAAGTTAGAGAACCGAATGGTAAGATTAAGAAATACATTATTGAGATCAAACCACTGAAACAAACCATTGAACCAAAAGTTCAAAAAAGAAAAACAAAAGGTTATATCTATGAAGTTGTTGAATATGCCAAAAATCAGGCAAAGTGGGAAGCAGCACGAGAATGGTGTGCAGATCATGGTTATGAGTTTAAGGTCTTAACAGAAAACGAACTCGGTATTCAGTAATGCCTAGAAAAACTCTGAGAGAAAGAAGAGAACAAAACCCCACTGATGATGACAGTAATCGTCTGCGAGAGATTGTAGACGAAATCAATGGTCTTGAAAAACCTGCAGACATGATGCAGAAGATAAAACAAACTCTTCCTGCAGTTAGTAAAACCAGTGCTCGGGTCGGGGAGATTTATACCTTTGTTTACAATGCCAAAACTCCTGGAATGAGTTATGATCCTTATCCTTTAGTTGCCGTAACTGGAGTATTTTACTGGGGATTTATGGGAATCAACTTTCATTGGGGAGAATCTCGACAGTATACTTGGAGTGAAATTATTGGTGATCTTCATCCAGTTCAAGAAGAAGAACTTTCAGACATGAAACGGATATCATATGCAGATCTTTTAGAAAATCCTTCTAAATAATTAAAAAATAGCCAAATGGCAAGTATACTAAGATATCCATACGAAGCACTATTAGATACTACTGACTATTTGCGAGTTGATCTACTTTCATATGATGCAGTTAGATCAACTGGTCCTGGAAATTTAATAAGAAATAGTGTTGCATTTGATACAACAGTAACTCAACCAAAAAAAGCAAAAACATTAAGTAGTAGCATAATATTACCAATGCCATCTAATATTCAAGATGGTAATAGTGTCTCTTATGCTGATTCTAGTTTAGATGGTTTAACTGCACAAGTTTACAATGTTGTAAATGATAGCATAACTGGTGGTGGACGTAATGGAACACTTGGATCAGTGACAGATGCATTGGCAAATACTTTAAAGGGTTTAGCAGATGTAACTGTGTTAAATCCAGACGCTCAAAAAATATTTACAAAATCAATTGCAGCACAAGCAGCTAATATTCCATTTGGAGGCAACTTAACACTAAGTCAAATTCTAGCAAGAGAATCTGGTCAAATTCTAAATCCTAATATGGAACTTCTTTTTAATGGAGTGACTCTGAGATCTTTTAAATTTTCTTTTAAAATGACTCCTAGAAATCCAGATGAAGCAAAGCAAATTAGAGCAATAATAAAAACATTTAAATTAAATATGGCACCAAAGGCTCAAAGTGATGTATTTTTGAAAACACCAAATCTTTTCCAATTAAGTTATAGAAAGGGTCCAGAGATTCATCCATATTTAAACTTATTCAAACAATGTTTTTTAACTGATATGTTGGTGAATTACACTGGTGAAGGTGTTTATTCCACCTATAGTGATGGATCTCCAATTTCATATACAATGGATCTTGGATTTAAAGAACTCGAACCAATTTATGAAGGAGATTATGCAAGTAACATTACTCCAGCAAACAGTGTAGGATTCTAAAATGGGATACTTCAGAGAATTACCAGACTTAGATTATCAATCATTTCTTTCTGACAGTATCTCGTCACAGAGTTACTTAAGAGTTAAAAACTTATTCAGAAGAAATAAACTACGTGATGATTTAAAAAACGTATTTACTATTTTCAATAAGTATGAAATTGTTGATGGTGCAAGACCAGATACGGTTGCAGAAGAGTTTTATGGTGATGCAGAACTCGATTGGGTAGTTTTAATGACTGCTGGTATAGTAAATGTTAGAAATGAATGGCCACTATCGAACTATAATCTATACAAATATGCGGAAAATTTGTATGGTGGTGCAATTAATGATATTCACCATTATGAGACTATTGAAGTAAAAGACTCTACAGGAAAATTAATTTTACCTGCTGGAAAAATTGTCCCAGCAGATTTTAAAATTCACTATTACGATCAAAATCAATATTATACAAATGATGCTACAGTTTTAGGTCAAAATGTTGTAAAAATATCAAACCCTGTCGTAGGTGTTAATAATTTTGAATATGAAACTAAAAAGAATACTGAGAAATCTTCAATTTACTTGTTAAAAACTTCATATCTTCAACAATTCTTGAATGATATGCGGCAAATTATGATTTATGATCGTTCTTCTCAATATATTGACGAATCTTTAGTTCGTACTGAAAACACTAGAATCACGATGCCATAAGAGTTCTAGTTTCTTATCAAATATCATCACATATCGGTGTTTGCGGGAGCGTTCTTTCCATTCTCCTGCAGCACCTTTAACTTTGCCTCTAGAGTGTTTAGTTCCGTCTGCATAGTAGAAATCTTTCTTTGGGTCCGAAAGTCCGCAATATTTAAAATTACAAGCCCGATAGATTGTACCAGAATGGAAATCACTATCAGCGTAAGAGATGATTGCTTTAACTTTAGTATCCTTCCGTAACTGTCTAATCGATCTTGAAACAAACCAAGAAGTGATATTATGTTCGGTTCCTTGGATTTCAGGGTGTATGCAAAGTCGTGAAAGTTCAAAGAGTCCTTCTTGCTCATTTCGTTCTAATCCAAATGCTCCTTGTGCGATTTCAGGCACAGGAAGTCCAGTAAAGACACAGACTCCCAGAATACCACCGATATTCAAAGGGCAAAAGTCATTGCCCTTATACAGACCATAATTATACCCTGATCGAAATCCTTTAGAAAAGTCCTTAAGATAATGAAACCGCAGAAGTAATTCTGCGGCTTCGGACTTACTTACACGATCAATGTAGTAATCAGACTTCACTCTTCGGCAAGACGAGCAAAGTAAGACAGAGCATCGTCATCATCATCCTCCACAGGTGCCGCAGCACGGCGGGTTGGTTGAAGACTGTTGAGTTCGGTGCGGAGGTCTTCATCAAGATCCTTCACAGGACCACGAGAATACTCTTCTTCATCAGCAACATCAGGATCTTGATAACGAGGAGTGCCTTTGTTACCCAGCACATATTCAAGACGCTTCTTCAGTTCATCATAGGACTTGAACTGGTCTGCAGCAACGAGTTCGGCAAGTGAATACTGCTTCTTCCACACTGCTTCCATCACATCATCATCGTCCAGAAGAGGTGCAGAGGCAGCAAACTCACTGGAGTCATAGTTGCGATAACCAGCAACGTTCTTTGCCTTCAGTTTGAAGTTGGCACCCTGCCAGAAGTCAAACGGATCAATTGCTTCCTCATCTTCAAACTCAGGTTGCATTGCGGCAGTCAGTTTGTCAAAGATTTTTTTACCATACTTAAACAAGAAGACTTTACCCTCATTTTCAGGGTTGGCAGGGTCTTTCACCACATAGATGTTGGACGCATATGTCAGTTTGCGCTTCTGCTTACGTGCCAGTTCTTTGCCAGCATCAGTACCATTGTTCCACAGTTCAGAGTTCAGTTCCGACACAGGATCTTTCTGACCCAGAGTGGTGAGACTGTTCTCAATGTACCAACCGCCAGGACCCTGGAATGCATGACTGTAGAGTTTCACGAACGGCAGGTCTTCACCGTTGGGGGCAGGCAGGAAACGGATTACGGCATAACCATTGCCACTCTTATCTACATCCAGTTTCCACAGACGGTCATCACTAGAACCGCTGCTAGTATTCATTTTTTCAACTTCTTTAACCAGTTTGGCAGTAAGATTGCCAAGTTTAGATTGCTTCTTAAGGTCAGCAAAAGACATTTGGATTACCTCGGATTAATTGGATTCGGGGGATTACTCGGATAGTATAACAGGGTTTCTCTCAACGGTCAATGTATTTCTTGAGAGATTCAATTGTCTTGTTCATACTATTGAATAAAAATTGCATATCGGTCTCTGGTGGGAATCCCATCAGCGCCACCGACTTGCGTAGTTGCTCTTTCATTTCAACCGCTTCTGGATCGTCTGAAAGGGACAACCTAGTATACATCACTCTCTGCTTTTCTAGCAAGAGCTCAAGTTTCTCAATGTGTTCCAGTTTGGTCTCACGGGGCATTCCACCAAAAGTAAGAATACTTCCGTAAATTTCTTCCTGTAACTTATTGATTTCTTTCAGTTCATCTTGAATAATATCGGAGTCAAAAAAGCTACTCATCTATGATTTCCCGTAAAATCTTTTTAAATTGGAACACATCAATATTTAGAAACGGATTATATTTCTTGATTTTTAGACTGACGATTTCCCACACCGGGTCCAGCAGTTTCTTATCAAACTTATTCCCGAACAGGAATATTTTATCATAGATCACTAGGGTTTCTAGGCTAATCTTCCCGCTCAGGAACTTCTTAAGAACGGGTGGATGACCTTTGGAACAGTTCAAGGCATCGTCTAATTTTGTCTCCGAGAAGAATTCGTTGCTTTGTTCTTTGAACAAGTATGTCAAACTCTGTTGTCTTCGCATCCAATCTGCGTAAGTCCTTTCTCCAGAATTGATAATTTCTCCAATCCATATTTGATTTACACTAGTAGATTCTACAAAATTTGCAACTAAAAAATCAACAACTTCTTTATCAGAATATTTTCTCGACGTTTTTTCGAAAAAATATTTATCACGACGACGATTAAAAGATGTAATAGTTGCTCTTACTTTTTTGTTATATTTGAAGTAATCATATTTTGGATTTGTGAAATGCGACTTTAATGCGAGATACTCACAATAGACTTCAAACGGTGCCATAACTATTTTTTCTTTTCTCTGTGGTATTTTTCCCTCTTATATTTTAGCACATCATCTCTATTTTGTTCATACCATTTTTTATAAGTTTCTTTTCTTTGTTCTTTTCTTTTTTCTCTATATTGTTTTTGTTTATCTGGATTATCTTTATAATACTGTCTATGATATTTTCTATTCCACTCTTGAATATGTTTTTCTCTTTCAGCAAGGTCTCTGGATATTATGTTTCCATCTACACCACCATCCCTTAAATTAATTAGAATGCCTCCGTCACTTTTTCTACCATAAAGAGAAATAAGCCACTTTTCATATTCGTAACTTTCTTCTTCATTTTCAAATTCTTTAACGATTACTATTCTATCTTTTGGGGGACAGATATTTGCCCCGCCTCTAATATGAGGTTTATAGCACCTTCTACCAATACCTTTACCAACATAGTAAGGAGTCCTGTCTTCTCTCAAATAGAGATAAACGTAATACATTTCTGCTCTTAACTTAGGTGACATAAGTATTTATACAAGAAAAGGGCAGCAAGTGCCCCCTTCTCACCTGAAAAGTGTCACCTAAGTCAGGCACTATTATTTATCTCCCATTATAGAGGCAATCTTGCTCGGGAAGTTTTCTTCATGAAATTGAGACGAGTTGCATCCCACTTAAGTCTTTCTTTTAAAGGTTTTGAAATGAGTTTAGTAACTGATTCTACCTCAAGACTATTGATTTCACAGTAATGACAAATAGCATCAATATAATTCATATTTTCTGCTGCCACAATATGTTCAATCTCAAGAGCAAACTTGGAAGGTGTTAAAAACTTATTCTCGATTGCCTGTTCTAGTTCTTTATTTGGTTCCATATAGTTCCAGTCTATCTCTAACAAACTCTCTAATGTATTGGGTGAGGAGTTTGATGTACTTTGATTTGTCTCTTTCTTCATAAACGACGCATTCTCCATTTTCACAAGCCATGATGATTACAAGTTTTTTGACTGGAATACCAGTCAGTTCGTATAGCATACAACCATATGCCATACACTGAACAAAATAATGTTCAATCCACTCTCGTGGTTTAGGTTTTTTAGAAGTTTTAAAGTCGATTATTGATAGTTCGCCATCAAACTCGGCAATACAATCTACGGTTCCAGCAATACCTAACTGCTTGCTATAAAGAGAACCTTCAAGAGCATGAATATTATTTATACGACTAAAAGTTGACTTAGAAATCTTGAATAAGAAATCTGAAAGAGGTTGAACTTCTGGAAGATCTTCATTTCTAAGATGATGTTCTGCAAGAGTGTGCATATCAGTTCCACGACTAGTTGCCTGTCGTGTAATTTTATCTGCTTCTTCCTCTCCAACTTTTTTACGCCAGTTTGCAAAGAATTGACGATTTTTGTGACTGGTTACAGACGTAATCGATACGAGTTTTAAGAGTTGATCTTCGTCAGGAACTTTATAATAACGAACACCATCTATAGTTTCTCTCTCAAGTTGAGGGAGATTCAAATCAACATGATTAAACATCAAAAACCTGCTTCCATTTTTGCCATAATGTATTCTTTAACAAGTCCAGAACGAACAATGTCTTCTACACCAAATTCAATTATATCAAAAGATGGCATTTTACGCAATACAGTCATAAAATCTACAATACCATTTCGTTCGTTAGTCTTCTGTAAGTCTGACTGAGATGCATCACCACAGAAGCAAATTTTGGTATTTTCACCAACACGAGTGATAATAGAATCCAATTCGTGGAAGTTTAGGTTTTGAAACTCATCTACAATAATAATTGCATTATCAAGAGTTGTACCACGCAAAAATGAAGTGGACCAGAACTTGATGGTTTCTTGTGATTTGAGATTTCCATAGAGCATCTCGAAGTCTGCATCAGAGGGCATCTGGAACATATACTTCACCATATTCTTATAAGGAATCTGGTAAATATCTGCCTTATCATCGTGAGTACCAGGCAGGAATCCAATCTCTCTTGTGGCGACTAAAGAACGAACAAGATAGATTCTCTCGTAAGGTGATTGCTCATCAAGAACATCTTGAAGTGCATTATAAAGTGTAATAAATGTTTTACCTGTTCCCGCACAACCATAAGCAACAATATGCTTGTCGTCATTATAAGATTCAAAAAACTTTTTTTGATTTTCAGTAATTGGTTCAATATCAATTAGATATTCTGCACTCAGAGGTTTTCTCCTCTTCATTTGTTTTGCTGTCAGACCAACTCCGATTGGTTGGTCAATAGATCCTCTTTTCCGTCTTGCCATTAGATTTTCTTTACTCGTGAACCAGGTGCTTTTGATGCTTTTCCAAGAACATCATTCCAACCAGGATGTTTAGAAATTAATTTGTTTTGCCATTCACCAACCTCTCCAGGAGAAGGACAAGTTGATGGATCGGACCAATCACGGATCCAATCTGGGTTATCTTTTTTCCACTGGTCCCAATCGTGGATGCTCATTTCCACTTCTTTTTGTTCACCAGTTTTTGTATTCACTACGGGGTACGTTGGCATTGTTAGAAATTCAAGATAATTTATTTAGATCCACTCAAGGGCGTCTGATACCGTTGGAAATTGTTCGATAAACACTTTCTTACAATCAAGTGCAATATCCATATGCTCTCTCTGAGTTCCATTTGCAGAACGAAGATTGATATAATGTATCCATGACCTGCATGATCCACTCATATAGATGCGTGTGGGGGTCGCCAAGGGCAATACAAATCTTGCACACTCCTTTGCCACCTCAGCATCTAGAAGTTGCTTGTAGAGTTCCATACCTGCCTTAAAATGGTCATTGATCTTCAACCACAAGTCTGCTTTTAGTTCTTCAGGAAGATCATTAGTGGAATTCTGACGATTCTTGGTGTCCTGACGACGAAGTTCTGGTACAGGAATTTCCTCACCTAGCAAAGAAGAATCTGCATAACGTTGTGAAAATTCTTGGTATGTAAAACTCCTGTGTCGTAAAATTTGTGCTGCGATGCCACGATTTGTTTCGATCTCAAGAGTCATAAAAGACTGCTCAAAAACAGACCAATGATTATGCTTAATACAATAAGCAAGCAACTTGGCATAGTTTTCGTTGTCTTGATTCGCAGGGTTGCTAACTCTAGCAACATACGCCATTGTTTTTTCTGCATCGGGTGTCACACTGATGAGTTTTACTGTCATTTCTTTCCAAATCCTTTTGATGTTTTTGCTTCCAGTTCTGCAAGTTCTTTCTTTACTGCTTGCAGTTGTTGTTTCATTTCTACAATTCTTTCTTCAGTATAAAGGTGATCTTGCTTGACAAGTCTTTCAAGCAATTTCACGAGTTCTCGTGCTCTACTAGTCATCTAAATCAGAATCCTCAAAAATTTCATCGTAATCTAAAATTGGTCTGTTTCTGACTTCTGGTTCAGTATATTTACTGTATGCAGAAACATCAGAATACACTTCTGCTTTGAGAGAATCAACTAAGAGTTCTAGATTACGAACAATGAGTTTTAGTTTGTCTTTATCCATAAGATATCATTCTCTCAAAGCATTTTATCATAAAAAAAGGAGGGGATCAACCCCTCCTTAAAAATTTACTTATAAATCCACTGAATGTACGTTGATAACAATATCGTCATTAACGCAATTGCAGCAGTTGAAGAAATTAGAAATTGTACCATCACTTTGCTCCAACTAGTTGTGCTAGTTGTGCTTGATGACGACGATCTTCTTTTTGTTTTTGTTCTTTAATAAGTTGTAGGAAGTTAAGTTTTTTCACTTCTGCACCTCCGCATTTCTGCAAGGACGGTATGCTACTCCACGATATGTGTTTTGTGGATGAGCAGGAGCGTGTGTTTGGTTATACCATGACACATACTCTTTCTTTGCATTTTCGGTGTCGTACTGACAACCTCTATAAACGACTTTAGACATTAGGTTTTCTCCTTAATTTTGAGGCTAAAGAGCGTTCCTTCAGTCGGCTTTTGCGTCTATGGGACAAGTTTTTGGAGAGACTTGTTTAATCTCCCAAATTAAATCATTCTTTGCTTGTTTGGGAATATCTACTGTGTAAATTCTCCCAACCATTAATTGTGCCTGTAAGCAAGTTAAAATGATTGCTTCCATAGATGAACGTTCCGTTCCGAGTCGGCTTACTTCCGTCCTATTTAATTTTTAGCACTTTATAATTACGTCTTTTCGCAATTCTAATAGCAATCGGTCTTCAATCTTTTGGTGAACAACATCGTCGTTTTTAACGATGTCCATTAGTTCCCACGCTGCATTACAACTTATTGTGACTGGATATTCAGTTTTGATAAGTTGTGGTGAAGCAACAGAAAGAAGTGGAACCCATGCTAAAAGCAAAAGTGCTTTAGTCATAGGATGAACGTTAGGGGATTATTATACCCCTATTCATAGTATATAGGTAGTTTTGTGTGTATTTCCTGATACAATTTTAAAAAACTTTAGAAACCAAAAATTTTGCCGGAAAAATTTCCCCCTATTTGGGGAATCACTTCCTCTTTTTGGTTTTCGGTGCTTGATAACCCCACAGTTTAGGATTGATTCTACCATAACCAAAGTCAATACTCTTCAAATTCTCACGAAACTTATCCCAGTACATATCAAACAATTTAGATCTCGTACCTCTTGTGAGATCAAAACAAATATTTTCTTCTACAAAATACTTGACAATATAAGCATCATTTGGTGCTTCTTTAGTGCAAACTTCAGCATACGAACCATTTTCAATCAGAACATCACACCCATAACGTGCTTTGCAATTCTCTTTTTCTGCTGGTGTCCAATAATCCATATGCTTTTCCGTATTGTGGGGTTTTTCAACTACATCACGAACTTGACTCATGAACGACCTCCCCACCTAATTTGAGGAAATGCTTCTGAAACAATTTCTTTTGTAATTTTATATTTTTCTTGCAGTTTTTTGTCTTTAACCAGGCAAATAATTTCTGCTTCAAGAGGATGAAGACCTTGTAAAAGATTAATAAACATTGACTCACGCCGAATAGCACTCATACTATCGTTACCACCTTTGATAAAATGATAGAAGTGCTTGAACTCTTTACGAATTGTGGTTCTTGCTTGAGTATCAGATACTCCTAGAGAGAAAGAACCTGATTCATACATGGCACGAATCTCTTCTGTAATCTTAGTTGAAAGAGTTCCACTATGAACGGTCTGATCATCATAACTTGAATAAGGAACTGGTCCATCAGGAAGCATCGTGATGATAGATTCATCAAAATTCCAAATCAAAAGAGCCCGAATTGAATCGTGGTTATATTTCTGAAGTAATTCTACTTTCTTTTCTTTAGATCTTTGTTTTGAGATTAAATCAAAAATTTCAAAAGCAAGAGGATTATTGGGAAGTTCTACAATAGGAGTTTCTTTTACTGCCTTTGTTTTACTCGTCGTTGTCTTCTTCTGTGTCGTCGGTTAGAAAGGAACCGAAAACTAAACTAACTGCGAGCATTTCTTTTACCTCGGGAAACTACTTTTCTTTTCCTGGACTTAAAGGAAAATTCAAAATAGATGGTTACTTCCCGATTGAGAAAGCAAACCATCTTCTCAAAGATGAAGATGATGTGGAACGGTTGAGTCTGCTTTCTTTTGCCTCCATGAAGAATAAGTTCAACACCACGATTTCTATGGTTGGAATTATTTATGTCACTGTTTAATGATTTGTTGTTCTTTGAGGAATTTGATTGTGTCAACGGATCCTCCTAATTTTTTATCATCACAAATAACTTGTGGAAATGTAGAACCTTCACCAAATTCAGAATAAAATTCTTCTTTAGTAAAGTGTTCATTAAGATTATATACCACAAAGCTACTTCCTGTCAATTCCAATACTTGCTTAACTTTATAGCAATATGGACAATCTTCTTTTGAATAGACTGTAAAATTCATAATTTTTTGACGACTTATATTAATTTATAAGAGAAAAAAGGAGGGTTTAAACCCTCCTACTAACCACCAACTCACCTCTCCCACCACAGAGAGGGTCTTCATTCCCAAAGATACAAGGATGTTGAAGACTTGATTATTATAAAGGGTTTTATTGTGGTTGTCAACCCTCTTCCGAAGATTCGGGAGTAATATCAGGCACTGGATGAGTGATAGTTATTTCTATTTTATGTTCTGGTCCATGCTCTTCTAACATTTGTGTCACTTGTTCGATTGTATAACCAGTATCATTTGCTGGGTCTGCAGTCAAATGATAAACATGCATCAAAGGCATGGTAAGTGTTTCAGTTCTTGTTGCCATTTTAATTTTTCCTCCAAAGTTCTTTTGAAAACTGGACCCAATCTTCTATTCGGGTATCCCAGCTGTACTGTTTATTTATTACTTCAACTTGATATTGTGAATCAAATTGACCAGTTCGGTATTCCGTAAGTGTTCTTTTTAGTTCTCTAGTAAATCTTTCAATATGTTTTTTTCTGTCTGGAATAAACCCATAATGACGAGAAAATCCCATTCCAGTTTCTGGAAGAGCACCAAGATTACTGGTGAGAACAGAACATCCAGCAGAAAGTGCTTCGATCATGCAAATGCATGATGTTTCTAGAAAATAAGTTGGGTACGCAAAGATATGCGTATTCATAAGTTGCTCTCTAATTTTTGAGTTATTTGTTCTAGTGTGGCGAACAACTCTTTTATCAGCATTGGCAAGTCTTAAACAATAACGAAGAAACTCTTCCTCTTGAGGAAGAACATGAGAATACTCATAAGTCTGAAGTCCTTGCTGATATTGTTTTTTACGTTCATCTGGATCAAGTTCATGAAAAATATGAAGTTCAAAATCTTCCTCTGGAATAAGTTTAATTGATTCAAGAAGAATATCTAAACCACGAATTGGATTCGGATGAAATATTAACTGCAATTTACCATCGGGTTTTTTGTGAGGTTCAAAAGGTTTAATCGCATTTTTCAAAACATAACATTTTTCCATTGGCATTTTGAAAGCTTCCATGAACCTTTCATATTGCCAATTAGAAACGAAGACAAATGCTTTGAAATATTTTACAAATTGAGGATCCATTAGATTCTCAAGATCTTGCTCTACATGATGAGGATGCAACCAGACAATATTTGAATTGTCTGGTGCGATTACATTATCTCCAGGTATGACACACCAATGCCAATCAGCAAGATCTGGTGCTGCTGGAAGAACAAGGTCTTGCCATGCACGACCCATGATTTCTGTCCCACCAACCCCATCAGGGTTGAGCACTGCCTCAAGAAGAGGTGGCATATTGTTATGCAGATATTCTGGTTTTGTATTAACTTCAGTCATAGTACCTCCTCAATAAATTTAGACATTGGCGATTTCTTAAAGATTTCAAGACCCCTTTCTGCCTGAGCATCAAGTTCTTCTGGTTTTTTAAGAAGTTTGTATGCTGTATCAACAAAACGATTGTAAGTTGATGTAAATACTGTACCCTCCATGTACTCAGGGAAATCAGTGTCATGATTTCTTTCAGAAAGAACGGGAACTTTATTTTGAATAAGATGTGTCACTCTTACCATCTCAAAGATTTGATTATCCATATTATGGAGATTGATAACTAACTTTGCTCTTTTAATAAGTTCATCTCTTTCATCTCCATAGGTACTTTGAATATGCATAAAATTTATTTTTTTATTTGATGCAAATTGATCTAAAATATGAGTTCTTCTTGGAGTTGGACACCCATAAAAAAGAATGTCAATATCACGATCTTCTGGTTTGTTTCTTTCAAAGTAGGAAATTTCAGGAACGTAACCGATCTTACAGTGCTTAATATTTTCTACACCTACTTTACGTAATATCTCAACATTTCGCATTGAATAATCCCACACTTCAAGACCACGATATTTGCGGCACCAACGTAAACATTCTGGTCCGTCTTTCATCTGTTCAAGAGAATAGACGATTGTATCTTTTGGAATATCATGCCTCACCACATCTACTGGACAGTGGTGCATTCCAAAGACAATATTTTTCTTATCGGTAGCAAAATCATTTACACTATTTGTAACATCATGTCCCAACTCTTGTAAAGAAAAGAACATTGCTGCTTCAATCTCATGAAAGACTTGAGAGTGAACATAAAAACCATTATCAGGTACAATTCTTACTAAATTAAATTTCATGAATAAACTCTCCAAAATTCTTTTTAATTTCATCAATTAAATTTATATCCGCACAAATAACACCCAATCCATTACAATGACCAAAATTTGTTTTTGGTATATTGATTTCTTTAAAAAACTCACCTACACCAAAATCTTTGACCATAGTATCATGCATTATTATTATGCCATTTTTCTTTACAAATTTTGTCCATTTTTCAAAATCATTTTTAACTGCTTCATAAGTATGCAGTCCATCAATATGAAGGACATCAATTTGCTTATCCCAGTTTTTAACTACATCATCAAAGAATCCTTTAATAAAAGTAATATTATTCAGTTCAAGTTCTTTTTGCTTCTCTAAAACATAATCATAGGTATTTCTAATTCCCGCATGTTGATCTCCTTCAAAACTATCAATACCATAAATGTGTCCAATCTCTGGAAGTGCGAAGCAAAATGTAGAATAACCATAATCAACACCTAAGTCTACCACAACTTCTGGTTGAACTCTACGAATTAACCAGTCAGCAAAAAGTCTGTGATCTCTCCAGTTAAAATTGCCCATAGAACCAATTTCTGTGAGAGTATGAACTTTGCTATATCGACGATTTTCTTCATCACTCTTTATACTTTCATCATACATCTCTCTCGGATAATAAATGAAATATCTTTCCAGACCTTGATTATCATACTGATGATGACGACGATAATGAAAGCAATGTTGTTTTGGAATACCAGTTGCCATCCAAAGTTCAAAACAATAACGATAGTTTTGTAGCTCTCTCATCATTGCTTCAACATCCATGTACTCTTCAATCTTAAGTGGATGCTTCAGTTTGCGGATGTAATCATTTCGTGCCCACCAGAAGTTTCCTGCATAGTGTTGAACAACAAAATCAAGTTTAATATCGTGCCGTTCTACCCAATCAACACCACAACAATCATATCCCTCATCTAATTTAGCAATACAGTCCTCCCACTTTTCAATGTTGTAATACTGCATATAGTGTCTCCAGTCCTTAATCGCACCAGGAATATGGGTTGAATAAGAAACCATTCCTTTATTATGGAAGTAAAAAACATATCCATCATCTTCTTGGCAGTGATCATAAATTTTTGCAAGAGTCTGACCCTCATAAAAATTTGGTTGTTCACCTACAGACCTCATATCAATAATATTAACAAATGGATATCTATCTTTTATATAACCAGTTACCATCTGGTCATAGGAATGTCCAGTTTTAGAATTATAAAGACCTAAAGGTAGAGTAATACACATATTAATGATTGCCTTCTCAGAAAGACCAACCGTTTTTAGTAAACTCATTTGTTCATCAACCCACCAGATCCACATATTATTAGTGTCTGGTATATAAAGATGGTAAAATACCGTGATAGTTTTTGGTATCTGCTTTTCGTTCTTATAATTTAACATACAATAGCACTCTTAACGTGACCAACAATTACTGAAGGATCTACATAAACATTATAACCACTTTCGGTTACTCTTTCACAAAAATATAAATCTTCTCCTAGTGGAAGTTCATAATTAACACCATCAACCTCTTGAATAACTTTTCCAAGTCCAAACCAAGGTCTTTTAAGTGATTCGAAAACACCAAATTTTACACACATGAAACCCAATCCAACACCATAGACTGGTATTGGAGTTTCATTTTTTTGCAATTCTTTTAATTCTTCTCTTGTCATTGGTCGAAAATCATTCTTTTTACGATGGACCATAGCATCCATTCCTCTAGATTCAAAATATATTCCAGAAATTAAATCTTTATCCGAAACAAGAAGTTTTAAAAAATGTTCTGGATTCCAAACGATATCACTATCAATCATAAAAAGTTTATCGTAAGTGTATAGATGCTTTCCAGGAGAAGAATTGAAAACTTCTAAGTTACGACTTCCAGTGATAGTAGCCTCTCTTGCATTTGTAACTAGAGAGGCGTGTTCACTTTGATAAAACCAAGAAATTTTATTTTCTTGAAGGGTTTGAATTGTTGCCATTAAACATTTTACATATTCGGCACACATTTTATCCCCAGGTGTTGTAATAACCACATTATAATGTGGTTTCTGTTGCTTTACTTGATTAGAATAATTTAACATGTTTTTAAATAATTATCATTTTTTGATGTCCAACACGTACTTTTGGATTAACCCAAATATCAAATCCGTGCTTTCTAAATTCTTCACACATAGAAATGTCCTCAGACCCAACATCTTGTAAAATTACACCATCTGGTCTTTTTAATTCAACAACACGAGGAACAAACCAAGGATAAGGAATTTTTTCATATACACCTTTTTTAATTAAAATCCAACCAAATCCACAATAATCAACCTTAAAGGGTTCGGATCGTCTTGCCATATCTTCTGCTGTTTCATATCTATTTGATCCTTTTTCGTAAAGTTCTTGATCATCTTCATGCTCTACAACGGTCGTTTTATTAGTTACTAATCCACCATTTGACTGCAAATACCATCCAGAAGCAACATCTTTATTCATTTTGATAAGTTCAAGAAGGTCCTCTGTTGTAAAAATAATATCACTATCGATCCACATAATATAGTCATATGGAATTTTTCCCCTAAAAGGCGTTAACATTGTTCCAGCATAATTATCTGCTTCCAGACAATCACTCCTTGCATGATTGACCATTGAGCTATATTTTTGAGAAATATAAAAATTAATACCCAATTGATTTAGATCAAAAATTAATTTTATAAATTGCGTCATGAAAGTTCCAGAGTACATTAGACCTGGAAGACAAAATGCTATTGTCTTTCCTTTCAAACTATTATTCGATTGATTTGTATAATTTAGAGGCATACAATAAAGTCAATATAGAATTCATTATAACATAGTTATACAAGTTTTACCACCATGTAATTCGAATATATCCATCACCACCATTACCACCGAGTCCAAAAAAATCTTCCTCAGGTGCATAACCTCCGCCACCACCTCCGCCGCCTCCAGTGCCGCTTCCACCATTTCCTGCACCATAGGCAGGTGATGTGTCTGCAAATGAATAAAAACCAGATAATCCAACCGCATATAATTTATTATTAGCCATTGCAGTATCCATTATGTCATTAAAAGTATTATTCCAAATTCCTCTCCAAACAATCAAATCTGTAGAGACTCTCAATACTCCCGAAGCCGCAGTAAGAGCATAATATCCACTCATATAATTAATAGAATATATTGGCTGTACTGTTGCTGCAGTTCTAAGTTGCCAATGTATAGTATCAGTTGAAGATGCTAAAAATCCATTACCACCTCCAGTTATAAAAATATTACTAGACTCATTAATAACCAAAGATCTCAATTCATTCGTGGTAGGAATTCCTGAAGTTCTCAGTACCCAATGAATTGCATCACTAGAAACAGACACTCTGGCGGCAGTGCCAGCAGTGATATATCTATGAGCAGTGCCTACAGATGCCCGAACTTTATAGTATGGGGGAGTATGTGCGCCAGTTCTTAAAGTCCAATGAATCGTATCTGTTGATGATGCCAGACGATTTGAACCAGTGAGTGCTGCAACCCATTTTTCTGTTACCAAATTATTGTAAGCTACAGAATAGATGATCAGACCAGCCGAGGGAACTGTTCTTACACTCCAATTTACTCCAGAATTAGTAGATACTGCAAGACCACCAGCATTATTAAATGCCACTATATCAAAAGGTGCTCCTGCTGGAGGCGCATATAATAAAACGTCTCCGCCGCCAAAGACATAGGTAAGAGTCCAATCTGAACTTTGAACAGGTGAAGAATTAACAGCATAATAATATCCCCCATTAATACTACCAACAAAGTATCTTCCCGAAGTATTAGATATCTCAATAGAACCATGACTATTGAAACTTAACGTTCTTGTATGCCAAGTATGAGGTCCTCTAGACTCTGCTCCGCCGCCACCTCCTCCACTACCAATATACATTACAGATGATAATGAGATCGCTGATGGTGCATTTAATGTTTGGGATAACTGCGCTTTTTGATTTATAGATAGATCAGCAGTTCCACCAAGACTAACACGACTAGTTTGATCATTATATGCTATTATACCAGCAGATCCACCTCTAGCAGATCCCCATCCACCACCCGCACCACCAGTTGATATATAAGAAAATGTACCAGCAATATTACTACCAGCACCGGCACTAGAACTTGGACTAACTCCACCTTGACCACTTCTTGAAATTAAAAATCCTTTTTTTCCTGTAGGAGTAATGATTGCTCCAGCTCCTCCTCCGCCAGCTGCCGCAACACCACCAGATCCAGATGTTATAATAATTGATGCAGTGGTTGTTCCTAATTGAGAATGCTTATATACAAAATTTATCGAGGTATTACCACCAGATCCACCATTGCCATTGATACCACCAACAGCTGCAATTGTGGTTCCATCCGAATCAATTGATGTAATTGATTTAGTTGCAAATAATGCAGTTCTATTAGACCAGTGAATTGTATCTGTTGAAGTAGCCAATTGCCCTAGACTATTTCCTGCAATATAAAGATTTGAACTAATAGAATTTACAATATTAGTAACGCCAGTAAATCCAGGAACAGTTCTTAAAGACCATTGAATTCCATCTGTAGAAACTATGAATTGATTAGTAGTTTGTGTAAAAGATGCAAAATATTTAAATGCAGATGTAAAAGAACTGGCGGTAATATTATTAATAGTATTAATAGTTCCGGATGTTCTTGCAGTCCAGTGAATTGCATCAGTTGAAGATCGTATAAGACTTGAATTTCCTAAAATAAAGAGAGAATCTTTAAAAGCAAGAAATGTACTATTAACACCGATAGATGCACCTACAGTTCTATTAGTCCAGTGAATTGTGTTCGTCGAAGTAACATATCCACCAGAAGTAGTAGCGACCAGATATACTGTTCCTGTTGTATTTGTACCCTCAGATATAGAAGTAACATTGCCAGAAACATTTGATCCAAGAGTTCTTAAAGACCATTGAATTCCATTTGTGGAGGTAGCAAGATGTCTATTTAGAAATGACGTACTTAGCATAGATATTGAACTCAATTTTGAATTAAAAACCTTACTGACTTCATTACCTGCTAAAGTTCTTAAGGACCAATTAATACCATTTGTGGATGTAATTGGACCAAAGGGTCCACCAATGATAAATTTCATATTAGAACTATATGAAATGGCAGAAAGTGTTGCACTATTAGTCGCAAGACCAGATCTTCCTTGAGTCCAAATGATACCATCTGTGCTGATGGATACACCTCGATTATTGCCACCCACACCACCAGATCCAACAGTTAGATTTAACCAATCCAATCCATATAAATCACGATCTATAATATAAGATTCATAAGCACCCGAACCGCCGCCAGCACCAGCATAAGATCCAAAGAAAGAAGCCCCAACTGATGCAGATGCACCACCACCTCCTGCACCCATTGCTTCAATATACAAAGTAGAAGCTGATCGTGGAATATTAAATGTATATGAACCAGGTATATCATAAAGCACTGAACCTCTTGCACTTTCCGTAGTTCCTTTTTTAGGAACCCATTTTTTAGAAGCTATATTAGAAGTTACAATTTTTCCGGTTTGTAAAGGTGTACTACTACCATTTAAAAGTAGAATGTTTTTACTATTTGAATAATGTAAATCAGAAAAATAAGTAAAAGTTCCTATATTAATAGTTGTTTTCAAACCCCAATGAATTGTATCTGTTGAACTATGTACAGATGTTGTATTAAAACTCGATAGAGCAAAAGCCTGATTGTTAGCACTAACAACGTCAACAAAACTACTAGAACTAGGTATACCACCAGTTCTCATTACCCAATTAATTGTGTCAGTTGATACTATAACAGAACCAATAGTACCGACAAGTAAGTATAAATTATCGACATACGTTTGGTCATAATAGATATAATCTGTTGGAATAGTTCTAAGTTCCCAATGAATTGAATTAGTGGAAACTGAAACTCTACCAACATTACCAATATCATTTTCTTCTGTTGTCATTATATAAAGGCTATTTACATAATTAATACTTCTAATAGTAGAATTTGCTGAGAAAGCAGCACTTGATCTAGATTGCCAAAAAATTCCATTGGTAGATGTTACATACGCATTTAGTGGTCCAAATAAATGGTGAGATCCATTAAGATATGAGTAATCATAATAATAGTAATTTATACTAGGTGGAGGTTGTAAAGTTCTTAAAGTCCAATGAATTGTATCTGTTGAAGTTACTGCAAAATTTCCACCACTAACGGTATATCTACCAGTTGCAACATATACTCCACCACCAGCTCCAACGACGTAAACACCTTGAACTATTGTGGGGTCAACACCAGGATATCCTGGGACTGGATCAGATGGAAAAGGTAAGGTGCGTATAGACCAAGTAATTGCATCAGTAGAAGCTAATAATAATCCAGAAAGAGAGTATACACCCAAATCCTGTTGCAAATATCCAGTGATAAAATAATCATTGGTAGATGCAATATTTGCAACATCTGTAAAACGTGGAGGAATCGTTCTTATTATCCATTGTTCTCCATCATAATTTGTGACGGATAAAACCAATTCTGAACCACTGGGATTCGGATAAGAGTTATTATCCAAATATGCTTTATTGACAGCATCATCTGGATTATCTACTACATATACTTCTGTGACTTTATTAGAATCTAGTCTAGCCATTTATGTTTATCCATATAAAATATTTATTACCACCAGGTAATTTTTACATATCCATCACCACCTTTCCCACCAATACCAACTGTCTCTCGATTAGCAGCGCCACCTCCTCCACCACCACCTCGAATACCATCAGCACCTCTTCCTGCTGAAAGTTTTAATTGACCGATAGAGGGAAAACCTCCTCCAGAATCAGAAGCATACACAACATCATTAAATTTATATCCATATGTAAGTCCATAAATTCCAGTTGAAGTATTAGATGTCCTCAATGTCCACACAATACTATTCGTTGAAGTGATTATTCTACCATCACTATCACCTATAATAAATAATGAATTTCCATATGAAATTGCACGAACATCACCAGTTAATCCAGGAGTTGTTCTAAGTTCCCACCAAATTGAATTAGTGGAAACCGAAACTCTACCGGCATTGCCACCAATAAACAAAAGATTACTAGTAGTATTGCTTACAGTAGAAATAATATTAGTATAATAAACTGTGTATATTGCTGTAGAAAAAGTTCCAATAGTTCTTAATGACCATTGAATAAGATTTGTAGACGCTCGTAGTCCCCCATTTGCGCCTGCAATCATATATCTAGCACCATCAGTAAATGCACCAGTACCAAGAGAAATAACAGAAGATTCACCACCACCAGATGTTCTAAGAGTCCAATGAATTGTATCTGTTGAGGTTGTTGTTGCTGAAAGACCAGTGGCAATAAAAGTATTGAGTGCAGAGTTATAATCAATACTATTTAATGCTCCAAGAGCCCCAGTTCTGTATGTCCAAGTAATTGTGTCTGTTGAAGTTAGTATATATCCACCAATGGCACTTGGAACAAAAGATCCTACTGCAACATATTTACCTTGACCAAAAGTTATACCTTCTGTTTTAACTGCCGCAGAAGGCACTGTTCTCAAAATCCAAGTAATTGTGTTTGTTGAAGACGCTATATATTTACCACCAACTAAATAAATGTTACTAAAATCAAAATATTTAATAGTCAACATTGTATCATTAGAACCAAAACCAGAAGTTCTTAAAGTCCAAGACCAAGTATGTGTATCATATGAGACTCCACCTCCACCTCCACCTGGACCATAAGGAATACCTGGATAAGCATATATGATATCTGGATTATTTTGCAAAGGTGTTCCACCAGATGATGATGTTGTCATACCGTACATATTAATAGATCCTCCAGCACCTCCAGAGAAAGATGTACCTGCAGCACCATTTCCACCAGGAGTGGGTTGAAATCTTAATGATTGGGTTGTTGCGGTATTACCAACACCATGACTATTAAATTGAACACTTGCACTAAGTCCTGATTGGTTTAAAAAAACAAAATTTCCTTCAAGTAGACTACTTAAAGAAGCACCCGCAGAAACAGATGGATAATTGAAATTCGATTGAACAGTCCCTTTCGCAGAAATTTGACAATTAATATTACCTGGACCAGTCCAGGAAACAATTGTTGATCCTCCGTTACTACCAACAATAGTATTAAATGAAGCCCCAGTTCCACCTGCACCAACTTGAACAAATATATTTTCTGAAGTTATAAGTCCCGCGGGAACATACCAAGAAGTATATGCACCACTAGCACCACCCAATCCAGAAAGTAAACCATAAGATACAAGAACAGTTGTCGCAGATGCAAGATATACATTACCATTAACTATTACAGAATCAGAAATATTCTCAGCTGTTCTACTAGTTCTTCTAGTCCAAACAATACTGTCAGTTGAACAAGATATAACACCATTCGCACCTGCGATACCAATATATTTTCCATTATAAAAAGAAGTATTCAAAAATTGAGCAGAACTGGTTCTTAAAGTCCAATGAATCGAATCTGTAGATACATCGGTCTCAACGGGACCTCCACCTCCAGTAAGAGCAAAGTATAAATTCGGGCCCTCAAGATAATTAATATCGGAGTAATTTCCAAAACTAATGGCTCCCGTTCTAGATGACCAGTGTATGGTATCTGTTGATGCACTTATGAGTTTTGAATTCCCTACAATGAAAAATGTATTATTGGCATAATATGTTTTACTAATAGTATTTTGATTACCTGCAGTTCTTAAAGTCCATTGAATTGCATTTGTTGATACAGCTACTCCACTGGTAGTTGCAGTGCTAACATGGGCTAGATAATAATTAGTTCCACCAACATTTCCAAAAGCAAACTCAAGAGCACCATCTGACGTTGGAATAGTTCTTAGTGTCCATACAATTCCATTAGTAGAAGTTTGAGTATAAGGAAGAGATGTAGCTTTGGAGCTCAATAAATAAAGACCATTAAAATATCTTAAATGACGAACTGAATGATTAACTCCACCAGTAAGTTGTGTTCTTCGATTCCAAATAATACCATCAGTTGATTGTACTACATACGCAGGAAATCCAAGAGCTGCTGTTAGGATATTATTTTCATCTTTCACAATAGAATATTTGTCAGCAGAAGATCCAGATGTAGTGGTTGTTCTTAAATACCAAGTAAAAGTTGATTCATCTAGATTTTGCCCAGCACCACCGCCTCCACCAGCACCATAAAGTTCAAAATAAAATAAGTTTGCATTTTTTGGTTTTGGAAAACCTACGGCTGCGGGTGGTGGTACAGGAGATCCAAATTCTGCAGTACCAGAAAGTTCTTCCCATGATGTTGATACTCCATCAGTGCTAACAAGAAATTTTCCAGAATTTCCAGTTTGTGTGGGTAAACTTACTCCACCCGTTAGGTTAGCATCAACATATTGCTTATTTAAAACATCATAGGTATCAAAAATTGTAGTTGTAATTCCAGAAATAAAATTAGATCCTGCTGTTGTCATTTTTTACTTTTCCTCCTTATACCCAACTGATACGAACATATCCATCACCACCTTTTCCACCAATACCAAAAAGAGTAGAACCACCATTATAACCACCCCCTCCTCCACCAGAACCACGTTTTCCATCTCCACCATCACCAACAAGTCCCCTTTTTGGTGATGTTAATAATACATTTGAATTTGCACTTAGAAAAAGATCTTGAGAGAATAACAAAGAACTACATGAATTAACAGTTCCAGACGTCCTTCGTATCCAATGAATTGTATCTGTTGAAATACATAAAAACCCACCCCCACCTCCGATTAAATGAGTAATATTTCCAAAAGTATATCTAATAGGTCCAGAAGTAATGGTAGTGGTTCTTAACCTCCATTCAATTCCATTCGTAGAACTAAAGAGTTGTTGTCCAACAGTGGTCCCAATATTAAAAATTCCGTTACCAATATTAATGTCTTCGAGAGTATTTAGTGTTCCAACCGTTCTTAGTGTCCAATGTATTGTATTTGTTGAAACAATTAATACTCCATTTGCACCAATAACATAATAATTTGAATTATGATATAATATCTCTTTAAGAGAACCAACAAAATTAGATGTTGTTCTAAAAGTCCAATGTATACTATCCGTAGAGTGATTTAAAATAAACGGTGATCCTCCCCCATATATGAATTCATTATTACCATATTTGATAGTAACTGCAATGCGACTGTCTGCTGTACCAACTGTCCTTCTTTCCCAAGTAATTAAATCTGTAGATGCTAGTATTCCAGTTTGGGATGTACCAGCAGATATAACATATATACCATTTCCATAAGCAATATCGTGGATTAAATTACTAGTGCTTATGTTAGAAAGTGGTAAAGGTAAAAGAGTCCACGATATTCCATTAGTGGAACTATGTAGCATTCCATTCTGTGTACAAATAAAATAATTATCATTTAAATATCTCATTTTACTTACTGAGGTTGATCGAAGTCCAACTGTTCTGAGAATCCAATAAGATGCATCAATAAGAGTAGCCCCGCCACCATTTGCCCCAGAAGAAACAGGATAACCATTAACTATAGGAGAATTAGCATTAGTGTAATTTCGAGAAGCAGTATTAATGTTACTGCCATAAAGAGATGATACTCCACCAGTACAACCAAAAAATCTAAATTCATCAATAGTAGAACTTAGAGGTAACACAATTGGGGGAGATGCATATCCACCACCACCTCCTGTAGACATTGATTGATAATGATCTAAAGATGATGGGGCAGTCCATTCTGTATTATTAAATAGTTCTCCAAGAGTTGTTCCTGGTATGGGTATTAATCCTGGTCCTCCTCCACCTCCTGGGGCTGCATATAAATAACCAGTATTTGCGGAAGGTTCAATACCTCCCGCACCTCCGAGCAAATCACCGTTGGTAGATCCACCTTTTCCACCATTTAATGTTAAAATACTAGTATCACCATTCCAAGAAACTGTAGTATTACCACCATCTGTTGCAGCAGTGCCACCAGATCCAACCGTTACTGTTAAATCAGTTTGAATAAAACTACTTGGAATTTTCCAGGTGGCAGTTGCTCCACCTCCTCCACCTCCGCCAGCAAATCCAGAAATCAATGTATATGATGGTGAGTAACCAATCAATTGCCCTGTATTAGCAAAAAAACTTCCATTTAAGTATCTAATACTACCAGCACTACTATTGGTTCCAACAATACCTCTTTGAAACCAAACAATACCATCAGTTGAAGTTCTCACTCGACTATAGCTTGAATCAGCAGTAGTCGCAGCAAATATATTTTCTCCAAAATCAACACCACTAAGAACTACTGCTGTTCCAATAGTTCTTAGAGACCATATTACAGAATTAGTTGAAGTATGTAACCCATTAGACCCGACAACTACGTATATTCCATTTCCATATGCAACATCATACAATGATGGTGATCCAGAAAGAATATTATTAGTCCAATTAATACTATCTGTAGATGTTGCAACTTGACCAAGATTTGCTATTAAAATAAGACCTGTTGCAAATTCACTTGGATAATATCTAATCCTAAGGATATTCTGAGCACCAGATATACCACTAGTTCTGGATCTCCAATGAATCGCATCAGTAGAGACAGAAACAGCACCAGCAGAACCAGATATGACATATAAATTTGGAGATGGTGTACCAAATTCTGTGGCAGAAAATATAGTAGTAGAAATTAATCCAACTGTTCTTGCAGTCCAATTAATTGTGTCAGTTGAACTTGAAAGGATTCCATTGCCGCCAACGCCACCAATAATATATTTTTGTGCAATTGTTGGTATAGATGCAAGACCAACAGCATTACCTAAAAGAGAATTACCTACGGTTCTTGCTATCCATTGAATACCATTTGTTGACACACGCAACATTCTTGTACTCCCAGCAAACATATAAATTCCACCATTTTGAATGTACAAAAATTCCCAAATTGTACTGCCCGCACCAGAAGTCCTAAAAGACCAGACAGAACCAATCTTATAATTACTTGGATTAGAACTGCCACTGGCACCGCCACCCCCAGCACCAGTAGCCGAAATTGTTACGAGTTCCGCATTTGATGGTATAGTAAAATTGTAAGTTCCTGCGGCATCATATTCCACATAACCAGAAAGTGGTTCCCAAGAAACTACACTACCATTTGTAAATAAAGACTCATTTTCATTTGATATTACCCCAGGAATTACAGTTGCTCTGTCATCAACATATTGTTTATAGACAGCATCAGTTGATGAAGTTGCTGTCGTAATTCCCGTAATCTGATCTGATTTTATTTCGACTGCCATTTCAGATCTCCTTCAATTTTTTCTCTAACTCATCTATTCTTAAATTTTGTTCTTTAATAGCTTCGATTAAAAGTGCAACTAGGTTACCATAAGCAACTGATTTTACTTCGTAGTCAGGTGCTGGTCCTTTAGGATAAACAATATCTGGTATTACTTTTTCTACTTCTTGTGCAATAACACCGATTTGATGCTCCCCATTATCAATACGATCATATTCAACACCACGTAAAGATAAAACTTTTCCAAGAGCATCTGAAATTGTTTCAATATTAGTTTTTAATTTTTCATCAGAGTTTGCAGTTACAGTTCCTGCCGCGACAAGATTTCCGGTTGATGGATTAAATGTAAGTTTTGTTGATGAAACATATAAAGAAGAGGCAGTTCCTGAAGTAGTATCTTGAAATGCTATGAAACGAGATGCATTTGTGGTTGTATCATCAGAAATTGTAACAGATCCTCCACCGCCACCACCGGTAGCACTTATAGAAATATTTGCCGTACCTCCAGCAAGAGTTGCCGTTACACCCGATCCTATAAAATTAAGCACGGTAGCAGTCCCTAAAGAAGATCCTTCTTCTTGCACTGTGAGAGAACCGCCACCGCCAGATATACCCGTTAATTGAGAACCATCTCCTCTGTAAGAAGAAGCAGTAATAATTCCAGAAGCATTTATAGATGCTATGGTAAGTCCTGCATCAACAGTAGCAGACCCATAAATTCTTGTTCCAGATTTAAGTTTTGCCATTTTTTATGCCTGTGCCTCCGTCCAGGAAATTCTACATGCAAGGTTCTTACTACCATTAGGTTCCAAGTTAGTGGCCGCAATAAGAAGAATATCTGGTCCAACTGGATAACCAGGATTTACTGATCCTACGTCACCATTACCACTAAGAATTGAAGTTCCAAGATCACGAACTTTTTCTAGGTTAAATGAAGTTGCCGAAAAGTTGCTACCACCGGAGTTTTCTGTATAGAAACCAAAAATTCTATCTCCACCGGTAAATGCACCGGTGGCATTTACCGCAGTAGCTGCATACGATTGAGTGCCATTGAAATAAACTACTTGAGCAAGAGAACCCGAACCAACAGGAACCGTTTGCCAATCTGAAGGTAATGTTAAATCACCACCAGTCATGGTTTGAGGATTCAAAATTCCCTGTATAAGAAACTGTCCTTGAGAATAAACTCCCATACCAGATAATGTTAATTGCATTCTATTTACAATTTCTCTAACACCAAAATTCTTTCCGACACCAAAATCAACAGAAGGTGCGATACGAATTGCTAGAAGTGGTTTAGTAGTACCAGCATCAACTCTCAAATATCTATTCATACCAGCAGTGAATAAGATCGCCTTATCATCATCATATCTACCATCCATAATAACCGAAACACCCCAATGACTAACAACTGGAGCACATGTACAATGCAAATATTGAACATTAACTTGTGCTGTTCCCGAAGCAGATGATTGCACACCAGGATCTGGAGTAAACGTATAGTTTGCTGTTCCTCCAGAAAGTGTATATGCGGATGAACTAAAATTACCTTGTGTGGAAATACCAGCAACACTATAACTAGTCCTTCTAGTTAGTCCAGTAAGTGGGTAACCACGGACACTAGCATTATATGCACCAATTCCAGTATATTGAACAAGTTCAGAATTGGTAGAGTCCTGAATCATTACAAATCCAGCTGTGGGCCAATTCAAAGCGTTGTCAATGAACAATGTTGTATCATTGGAATTTAAAGCAGATCCTCTAGATGCACCGCTACCAGAAACTAATCTACTAAAAGGTCCTTGATTGATTGCTTCAAATCTACCAGGAATATTTCCAGAACGCATATACGCAGCAGTATTTACGTTATTATTTGGCATCTTATGGCAGTAAATAATATCCCCATTTACAGCACGAAATCCAAAACGAATAAAACCAGCTCCATACCAGGTATAATCAATGTATGCCATCTGCATCTTGGAAATTTGCAGATTATACCCACTTGGTCCAGATCCATCCATCTTATCCATGTTCCACTGGTTTTGTGGTACACGATAATTTTGTGTTTTTAAATATTTTACAGGTCTTGATGGATTAGGACCGATGTATGCTGGGTTGATTCTAAGTGTAACATCATCTGTAATTTGTGCTATTTCATAAGATTGACCTTTAATAATAATTTTTTCCCCAACAACTAATTGCTCTCTAAATTTTGTATTAGTTCCTGTAACAGATCCACTATTTTGAGTTACTGTGAGAAGACCAAATAATTCTTTAACAGAATCTCTTCTACAAGCGTATAAAGTTGCTCCATCAAATTCAAAAAAGAATCCATTCTGTTCATCAAATAAACCAGTTCTAACAGATGCACCCCTCCATGCAGTAACAGTAACTAAAGCATTTACTCCACCAGGAGATGTATCTGTTGGTACTCCAGATGCGGTATAGGTAAATGTTTTTTCACCAGTGACGGTTTGTACGGTAAAACTTCCATTATATAAATTGCTATCCGTAGATCCATTAGAAGATTCAATACCTTCGATTAAAACAGTAACTCCGACTTGAACATTATGTGGTTGTATAGTTGTTAATGTGATAGTATTTCCAGATGCAGATATCGCAGCAATATCATAGGTTGGAGTAAATTTTGCCCCAGTAGAAAATTGCATTGCCTTACCAGACTGATAACGAAAATATCTTCTGGTCTGACGAATTTGTTGAACTCCAGTTACATTATTGCCAGTGGTTATTAATACTCCACCATCTGTTGCTCTATGCTGTTGATATCCTTCTGGTGCAGTATATAATAAGGCGTTTGCAAAATTTGTACCTGATGCAAGAGACCCCGTTGGAGCAACATTAACTGGAAATACAAATGTTGTTGGTGATTCTACAGTTTTGATAACCCATGATCCATTTGGTGCGTTAGTTGTTGCAGTTACTCCAGAAATCATAATTGGTGTGCCGGGGTATAAACCATGGGCTGCTGCAGTAGTGACTGTAATATCAGTCCCATTATAAGTCATAGCAGAAGCAGAAACCGCAAGTGGAATTCTTGCTCCAGGAAATATACCACCAGCTGCAACTACAGTATAACCAGTATCTAAAACAGATCCATTTACTTGACCTTTTGCATAATAATTAAATTCTGTTGCGTTAGCTGAAGCAGTAATCAAATATGTTCCATCTGCACGTTCATTCAAAGAATCTTGTACAGACACAACGTCTCCCACTACTAATCCATGATTAGTAGAAGTAGTTACAGTCATTAAAGATTTTGTGGCATTATTACCAACAATTGAAACAATATCAAGTGCTACTCCACCACTCCCCTTTGCATAAAAAGATGGATAATTTTGTACAAGTGCCAAGGATTCCCACTTTGATGGTTGCACAGAATACTCAAAGTCAGTATCAATCAATGTTTGAGGAGTTGATACCCTCATTTTTGATACTGGATCCGTAAAAGTCTCTGAAGGAGTAAATTTCTCATCATATTCATCTACGATAATTTGAAGTTTATCATTGGCACTCATCGATGTTGTATTATAAACTAAATCAATCGTAGTTGTATCTCTTGCTCCAGTTACAACTTTACTATCCGCATCCTGAGTAACTCCCTGTGCATAGTTAGATGAGTTTACTGAATAAGCAGTTGCCCCCAAATTAGAATCTGAAAAATTATAAATTACTGTATTGGTCGTGACATTTGTAATCAGAATCAATCTTTCACGAAGAATAGCACGAGGAATAGTTATTCTTCTACTGATAGGAACAAATGTATATGCGGTTTCCAGTATTGCCTTTCTTGCCATGATTAATGAGTACCTTTTTTATATTTATGTGTTAGTTAAATAGTAGTAATTTCATCAATCTCATTATAAACAATCACAGACATATCAGTATTTTGCCTCATAAATGTTCCTTGCCCTGGACCATACAAGACCCCAGCAAAGTCATCATATACAATATCATAAGGAGCAAAGACATTTGCAGTAATTGTTGTAACACCAACATTTTCGGCAAATTCTGAGGCATAAAAAGTTCCAAGACCAGTTATACTTGGATTATTTGCTGTGGTCTCATCAAACTCCCCAGCAAGCATTGAACCGTATTGATCTAATCTTCCTACGACTGGCATAATCTTATCCTGCTACAAAGTCCAAACTATTTGCAGTTGAGTTATACTGTATGTAGAAGTTCGTGGTGCCTGCAGTTCCACCAAATCTCATTTTGTTTTGTGATCGAACTCTTACATCTCCATTTACATCAATTTTAAATAATGCATTTGTCGTTCCAATACCAACATTTGATGTTGTCGTAACACCTGTGGCAGTTGTAATCCACTGTGTACCAATTCCACTACCACCACCTCCAGCAGATCCAGTTACAGTAACAATACCAGAAGACGGAGCAGATACACTTAAGTTGGCACCAAAATCAATAATAGTTGCAATTCCAAGTGGTGCGGTATCATCCCTAATACTAACTCCAGAAGAACCTCCACCACCAGTGGCAGAAATTGTGATTGATTTTGGAGTAGAGGAATTATTTGCAGTAATTGTAACTCCTGTACCCGCAATAAGGTTTAATGGTTCTTCACCAGTTGCGGTTACTCCAGTATTGCCATTAATTTGTATAGGGTTAAATGATGATTCTGAATTGATTAAAATTTCACCATTACCAAGATCAGTTACACTAAAAGGTGCTTTAGCGAATCTAATTGCCTTTACATTAGAAACTGCATCACTGGAGTTAATTCCAGCAATTCGTGTGCTGACAGTTAATGCTAAACCAGCAGATGCCCCAGAAATTGCAATAGTGGCAACACCATTAGAGAATGTTGCCGTCGCCCCTGCACCGACAAAGTTAATTGTTGCCGCGGTCCCTACAGTAGATCCTTCTTCTTGAACAACAACACCAGATCCAACAGCTGTAATTCCAGTAAGACCAGAACCATCCCCAACAAATGATTGTGCAGTTATAATTCCAGTGGTATTAATGCTGCCACTAGACCCAATTCCAACTCCACTGCCAGAACCAACACCCTTTGTACCAACATACTTATAAAAAGAAACTCTTGGTAATTGTGCTGCACTAACATTAGCTGGGTTACCAGCATAGAAAAATACTGTTCCTCCAGAATAATTTAAAATCCAATCATTTGTTCCAAAAGGAATTTCTGTAGTTCCATTACTTTGATATAACTTTGGATTATAAGTAGCATCAAATCCATAAGGAATACAATCTACTAAATCGGATAAGTAGTATGCACTAGCGGCACCAGATACCGCGGTCATAGTTCTTTTTTCAAAAAATCTAATGACCCCGCTTGTAGCACCATTAGCCAAGGCAGGAGCAGTTGCTGGAATTTGATCTGCTTGTTGCCACACTTGAGAAGGTAAAACAATATCTCTCGCACTAATACTTTCATTAAAGAAATCTCTAGGTAAAGCAGTTTCTGCTACCTGTGCAACTGCCTTTTTATATACAAAACTAGTTTTTTGTGCGTCTGTTAATGCCATTTATTTACTCAGTATTAAGATACGTTACTAATTGTTATATTATTAAAAGTTTTATTACTTGAAGCTGGAAGACCTATACGTATGTATAGTTGACCAGTTCTAGTAGTTGCACCGAAAGTAATTCTTTTCACAGTGGCAGTGCTATTACCAACTACCAGTGCAGCTGCTCCATCTGCAGATGGACTTGTTCCAGGTGAGAATGCTGCATTACCGTCAATCCACCCAGTAACTCCTTCAATTTTTGCATAGATTTTAATACCACTCATAAGTGCACTACTACCAAAGTTAGAAGAACCAGTAAAAGTTAAATCAAAACTACTACATGCGGTAACAGATTGTGGATTAAACGTTACCCACCGATCACCAGCGCCCATACCAGTAGCATAGTCTGGTCCCACTACTGGAAGATTATTGGTATAAGTACCACTAGGCCATTGGAATTTTCCATTTAGAAACTGAAGTTCATTAGTATATGTTGTTTTTAAATCAGCATTAGAATCATAAGTAGAAGTATATCCAGTTGTTGGATACTGACCTGTTCCAGAGGGTTTTCTACTATTTTCGTTAGTGGCAGATAATGTATCAACTCTTACTCTAAGTGAATGTGTCGCTGTTCCTGAGGATCCTTGTGAGTTATAACTCGTTATTGTTATAGTATTTGTTTCTGAATACTTGTTACTTCCAACAGTAAGTGGCAAATCTGAAACAGTTACTGCTGCACTGGGGGTTTGAGTTCCAGTGAGAACTCTTGTTGCACTTGTACTTAAAATTGTGGATGCACTAACTTCTGCGATTCTGGTGGTATTATAAAAACTTTTTATTGCATTGTTAACAGTAAAATTGACAGAAAATGTTGATCCAAAACTCACTGTTGGAACACCACTAATATAGTGTGAGGTCGTATTTGGATAAGTTGTACTAATTCCAGTAACAGTTGTGGCTACTGGATCATCCACATAAAATGTCAAATTTGGGGTGCTTCCAGTTCCACTATGCGTAAGGTTATATGTATGAATACCAACAGACAATGAAGAAGCTGGAACTATTCTTGCGGTCATTTGTTTCCAGAATCCTTCTTTTCCAGCTTGACCAGAATAAGGATCTGATTCTGAAACAACATTTAAAGAACCGAAAGTTCCGGTATTAGTTGCAGTTGTCAATGCAGTTGTTCCTACACCAACATTATCAATAAATGCTGTTAGAGTTCCAGAATCAGCATCATAAAAATTAGAAGTAGTATTTGTCGCAGGAGATGCACTGTTAGTAACAATAGTTCTTACTGTTCCGGTGCTTGTTTGTGTTGCAGAATAAGATGATGCAAGAGAAAGAGTTAAAGTTGATAAATTAGCTGGTTTTGATGGTGCAAGTTTATTTAAAATCTCATTAACTTCATCAATAGCATCAGTAACTGTAGTGGTTGGAGTAAAAGATAATAGACCATCGGCAAAAGAAGTGTCAGTGGGTGTCCCAAGTGTAATTCCTGTACCCACACTAGAACCACCACCACCACCACCTTCACCACCAGAGATCGTAATAGTGGCAACACCATTAGAGAATACTGCAGTGGCACCTGCACCAACAAAATTAATAGTTGTTGCTGTTCCTACATTAGCACCTTCTTCTTGAACAACAACGCCAGATCCTGTTGCAGTAACTCCAGTAAGACCAGAACCATCCCCAACAAATGATTGTGCGGTTATAATTCCAGTATTAATACGAATTCCACTAGATGAAATAGTGGCACCAGATCCAACAGTAAGAGTACTTGCATTGATAATATTTCTACTATCATCAATAATAGTTGATCCTGATATCTTAATTGCCATTTACGTTACCGTCGTCGTGTTTCCACTGGGTATGTTATTATTATTTATGATAGTTTTGACTTCAATTCATTTATTTGATTTTGCTGTTCTTTGACAACCTCAATGAGAAGACCAATCAAACCATTATAGTTAACAGACTTGATATTATCTGTTGAATTTCTAACTAGTTCTGGCATAATTTTTTCAATCTCTTGTGCAAGTACACCAGCAGAAGACTGACCATTTTCTTTCCATTCAAAATTAACACCACGAATTGACATCACTTTTGCAAGTGGATCTTCAATCGTGCGTACATTATTCTTTAATGCAGCATCAGAACTTGAGTTAAAGTCTGTTGCAGTTACGACACCAGTTACAATAATGCCACCAGCAACAGTCAAGGTATCAGTTGTCTTATTATAAGTTAATCCACTATCACCACCGAAGGTGGATCCACCATCGTTAAATTGAATTTGAGTATCAGAACCACCAGGTGTTCCTCCACCCCCGCCTCCACCACCAGAAATAGTAATCGTAGCAGTTCCACCAGAATAAGTGGCAGTGACACCAGAACCGACAAAGTTAAGTGTTGTCGCAGCAGTGCCTACATTAGATCCTTCTTCTTGAACCGTAAGAGAAGAACCACCACCTCCACTAGCATTAATAGTTACTTTACCAGTAGAACCAGAGATGGTGACATTAGTACCAGCAACAATACTGGTAACAATACCTGTTAGATTTACTCCATTACCAGTTGTAGTTAGATAAGTGTTAGCATCAGTAGAACCATCTCCCTTCAAGAATTCTGATGATGTGGATCCAGGTTTGACAAAAGAATTTGCTGTAATAATTCCTGTCGTATTAATATTTTCATCGATAGCAACAGAAGTATTGCCAATAACCATGTCTCCATTTATTGCAGGAAGAACAACAACGGCATTGCCACCATATTGATTATGAGGTGCAGCTTGAAGTCTGGTATAATGAGCATTTCCAATTTCACAGAATAGATCAATTCTTCCTGGATTTGAATCAGAACTTTGAATTTTTATCTGATTTGCTGCTGTTATAATTCCAACAGAAATACCATTAGTAGTGGTTCTTCCTCTAGTCGTTACACTATCTAAAGTATCAGTTTCGGTATAAGAAGTCAGATAAGTGCTAGAATCAACTGAACCATCTGCCTTTAAGAACTGTGATGAGGTACCACCAGATCTTACGAATTGAGATGCCGTTACAATACCAGTGTTTATTCTGATTCCACTAGGTAAAATTGTAACTCCAGTACCAACATTAACTCCACCAGTGACACTTAAAGTATCAGTGGTCTTATTATAAGTTAATCCACTATCGCCACCAAAAGTTGATCCACCATCGTTAAACTGAACCTGAGTATCAGAACCACCAGGGTTAGTGGATCCTCCACCACCTCCACCAGAAATAGTAATAGTTGTAATCCCAGCATTGTAGGTTGCAGTAACTCCAGCACCAACAAAATTAAGAACTGTTGCTGCGGTGCCAACTTGACTACCTTCATCCTGAACAGCAATATTTGAACCACCACCTCCAGCATTAATTGTAACTTGACCAGTAGAACCAGAAATGGTTACATTAGTTCCAGCAACAATACTAGTAACAATACCTGTTAGGTTTATTCCATTACCAGTCGTAGTCAGATAGGTACTAGAGTCAACAGAACCATCTGCCTTTAAGAACTGAGATGAGGTACCACCAGACTTAACAATTGATGTTGCCGTTAAAAGACCAACAGAAATACCATTAGTAGTGGTTCTTCCTCTAGTCGTTACACTATCTAAAGTATCAGTTTCGGCATAAGAAGTTATATAGGCACTAGAGTCAACAGAACCATCTGCCTTTAAGAACTGTGATGAAGTACCACCAGACTTAACGAAAGATGATGCCGTTACGATACCAGTATTCGTTCTTAAACCACTAGGGAGAATAGTAACTCCAGTACCAACATTAACCCCACCAGTGACACTTAAAATATCAGTTGTCTTATTATAAGTAAGTCCAGAGTCACCACCGAAGGTTGATCCACCATCATTAAATTGAATTTGAGTATCAGAACCAGAAGGCACCGAATTAAATGTAATTGCCTTAGAGAAGGTGGTTCCAATACCAGCAGATGCAACTTCTTTTGTCGTAATTGCAATGCCAGGTCCAGCAATAAATTCAATTGGCTCTTCACCAGTTGCCTTTAGTGTTCCTTGCCCATTAACATACCATGGGTTAAAGGTTGATTCAGACTGAATCAATACCTCTCCACTACCAAGATCAGTTACGCTGAATGGTGTCTTAGCAAATCTAATTGCTTTAACATTTGATACTGCATCATTATTGTTTACTCCCGCAGTTCTTGTTCCGACTGTTAGGGCAAAACCAACTCCAGTAAGTCCAGAACCATCACCGACAAATGATTGTGCCGTTACAATACCAGTGTTTATTCTGATTCCACTAGGCAGAATCGTAACTCCAGTACCGACATTAACACCACCAGTAACTGATAAGGTATCAGTTGTCTTATTATAAGTAAGTCCAGAATCACCACCTAGAGTTGAACCACCATCATTGAATTGAACCTGAGTATCAGATCCACCAGGAGCACCACTACCTCCTCCACCACCAGAAATAGTGATAGTTGTAATACCTGCATTATAAGTAGCAGTAACTCCAGCACCAACAAAATTAAATGTTGTTGCGGCAGTACCAATTTGAGTTCCTTCTTCTCTTACTTCAATTTGTCCTGAATATGTTGAAGAGTCAACTGAACCATCTGCCTTTAAGAACTGAGATGAGGTACCACCAGACTTAATAAGTGATGTTGCAGTTAGAACTCCAACCGAAATACCGTTAGAAGTTGTTCTTCCTCTTGTGGTTACAGAATCTAGAGTATCAGTTTCGGTATAAGAAGTCAGATAAGTGCTAGAATCAACTGAACCATCTGCCTTTAAGAACTGAGATGAGGTACCACCAGATCTTACGAATTGAGATGCCGTTACGATACCAGAGTTTATTCTTAAACCACCAGAAGTAAGAGTTACACCTGTACCAATGACAAGTTGAGTTACAGTTACTAAACCTACTGAAATACCATTACTGGTAACATTACCTCTAGTTGTAACACTATTGAGTGTGTCAGTCTCAGTATAAGAAGTCAGATAAGTGCTAGAATCAACTGAACCATCTGCCTTTAAGAACTGAGATGAGGTACCACCAGACTTAACAAAAGATGATGCGGTTACGATACCAACAATTTTAACATTGCCACCAACATCAAGTTTTGATGTTGGATCTGCAGATCCAATGCCGACTAATCCTGTTCCACGAATAGTTATAGCATTTAACTCACTAAGCCCAGTATAAAAAGCACCTAAAACAATAGCAGTTCTATTCGATCCACCGACATTTCCATCTGCATGAATCCTTATTCCACCAGTATATGAGTCATTTGAATCTACAACTCCTAGATCCAGCAATGAATAAGTATTTGAAGGCCAAGGAGTGATATTTAATTTGTTAATTATATTAAAAGTATTGGTATTATTTGTTCTCAGGTCCTCAGATCTAATGCCGTCAGCACTAACATTTAGTTTTAATTGTGGAATATCTGTTGAGAAAATTGTAATTGGTGCAGTTGGATTTGTGGTTCCAATACCAATAGATCCAGCAGCACCTACACGAATACCGCCTGTTGCTGTAACAATACCAGTTACATTTAGTTGTGGTGACTGTAAGGTTCCAAAGACAGTAGCACCATATCCTGTGGTTTCAAACTTCTTGGAGGCATCATAATAAAGTTCCACTGCTCCGTTAGTAATAAATCTTGCTTTATACTCTGAAGCAGCAGTATTTCCAATCCATACCTCATTATCACCAAGAATAGCTAAATTTCCAGTCCCTTGATCTGTAATATAACTATTTGATCCATCATGAACAATTCTTAAATCATTTCCATCACCAAAATACAGATTATTATTATCACCAAGTTTTACATCACTCTGGAATGTGGCAACACCAGAAACATTCAGTTGTCCTAATGTTCCAACCGAAGTCAGTGAAGAATTAACAACACCACTTCCAAGAGTAGTAGATGAAAGAACATTAGTACCATCAATCTCATAAACTTTACCAGAAGCAAGATTAAAATTCTCACTTGACTTTAATGCTGTATTGGCATGATCATATAATAAGGTATTATTTGGTCCAATTTTAATACCAGCACCATCTGCTAATAAATCAGTAGTAGCAGTTGAGGCAATACCAACAATAAAATCAGCAATTTCTAAAGAAGTGGAATTGATTTGTGTTGTAGTGCCATCAACATATAAGTCACCTTTAATTCTTACTGATCCAGTGTTATCACCAACACCAGCGGGATCAATAATAACTTCAGAAGGACCACTAATAGTATTCTGAGTAATATTAATACCAACTCCAGAAGCACCAGTAGAAAGTCTTGTGGTTGCTGTAGCAATGCCAGAAATAAAATTAGTACTATTTAAAGTTGTGATAGTACCAACACCACTATAATTTAAAGTAGTACCAGAAATAGTAGTAACTAATCCAGTAACAATATTACCAGTAGTGGCATTAAGAGTATCAATATTTCCAGTCGTATAAGTTGCTGTTGTACCAGAAATAGTGGTAACTAAACCAGTAACAATATTACCAGTTGTAGCATTGAGAGTTGCAATCGTAGCAATACCAGATGTAGTTAAGTTGGTTATAATGCCAGTCTTAACATAACCAAGATCAACTGAAGCAGTAGCAATTGTACCAATACCAGTTGTAGTCAGATTGGTTACAATACCAGACTTAATGTATGCTAAGTCAATTGATGCCGTATTGATAGTGCCAATACCCGAAGTTATTAGATTGGTGACAACACCAGTTGCAATCGAAGCAATACCAGTTGTAGTCAGATTGGTTACAATACCAGTCTTAACATAACCAAGATCAACTGAAGCAGTAGCAATTGTACCAATACCCGAAGTTATTAGATTGGTTACAATACCAGTTACAATATTACCAGTCGTATAAGTTGCGGTAGAACCACTTAAATCAGTTATAACCCCAGTAACAATATTACCAGTGGTTGCATTAAGAGTGGTTATCGTACCAATACCAGTTGTAGTCAGATTAGTTACGATACCAGAATTAACGTATGCTAAGTCAACTGAAGCAGTATTAATAGTTGCAATACCACTTGCAGTTAAGTTGGTTATAATACCAGACTTAACGTATGCTAAGTCAACTGATGCAGTAGCAATAGTAGCAATTCCACTAGTGGAAAGGTTGGTTACGATACCTGTGTTAACATAAGCAAGATCAACTGATGCAGTATTGATAGTACCAATACCAGTTGTGGTTAAATTGGTTACGATACCAGACTTAACGTATGCTAAGTCAACCGAAGCAGTATTGATAGTACCAATACCAGTTGTGGTTAAATTGGTTACGATACCAGACTTAACGTATGCTAAGTCAACCGAAGCAGTATTAATAGTTGCAATGCCAGTGGTCGTTAAGTTAGTGACAATACCAGACTTAACATAAGCAAGATCAACTGATGCTATTGCAATCGTAGCAATTCCAGTTGTTGTTAAGTTGGTTACAATACCAGTCTTAACGTAAGCAAGATCAACTGATGCTATTGCAATCGTAGCAATTCCAGTTGTTGTTAAGTTGGTTACAATACCAGTCTTAACATAACCAAGATCAACTGATGCAGTATTGATAGTACCAATACCAGTGGTTGTTAGGTTAGTAACAATACCAGACTTAACGTATGCTAAATCAACCGAAGCAGTATTGATAGTGCCAATACCCGAAGTTATTAGATTGGTGACAATACCAGTTGAGATTGTAGCAATACCAGAATTTAATTGACCATCAAATTTTAAAGCAGTTATAATACCAGTAAATCTAGAATCACCAAATACATCAAGCCTTGCAGTTGGATTTGTGGTTCCTATACCAATATTTTGAGAATTATTAATTCTAAATGCTTCTATATTATCAGTATTGAATCTGATTGTTCCATTAGAACCAGTATCATCAATTGCAATAGAAGAATCTCCTATTTGTAAGGCACTGGTTTGAAGAACAGATGCTGTCAGAATACCACTGACATTTAGGTTACCATCAATATTAGTTTCGGAATTTCCCGATGGATTGATATTGATATCACCAGAAGTTGATGTGATCTCATTTCCAGATATCTGAATATTACCAACTGTCAGATAAGTTGGTGTTAAAGTATTTGTATTTGTCCCGTCCGTAACATTTAGATCAGAAAGACTATTAAGTGTAAAGTTCTGTCCACCAAAGTTTACAGTACCTGCTTCCTGATTGACATAAAATGCCTCACCAACTCTAAAGTCTCCAGACTGGTCAATAGAAACAAAATAAACATTTGCATTATTAGAAGTTACAACCTCATCTGCTTGATTGACTAAAGATATGTCTTGACTAAAATCTTTTCCTGATCCAATGTGTCCGAAGTTAAATGCAAACAATCGGAGACCAACACCTGGTCCATCAGCACTAATACCAGTATTACCAAAGACTACAGCAGATCCGATAGATCTCATTTCAGCACCAAACTGCTGATAGTCTGCTAATGTAATTTTAGTTGCCGTTGCAATTCCTACACCAGAACGAACCCAACGAATGTCTTGTGCTGGAATTGAACTATCAATAAAAGAAGTACTGGCAGATGCACCATCAAGATGGAGAAGAAGTTTATCACTACCATCAGAATTAAATTGAGTTGTTGATGGAGTGAAAGTTCCAGTATATCTTGCAGTATTTGAAATTCTAACTTCATCAATATAACCAACAAAAACATTGGATGAAGAACTATCAGCACCAATTGTCAGTTGTCCAGTGTTACCAATGGATGAAGAATTTGTTTCTGTCGTACCAAGTGCAGTTCCATTAACATAAGCAGTAATTGTTGATCCAGAACGAACTAATGCAATGTGTGTCCAGGTATTGATCGAAATCGAACCACCAAACGTTGTAGAAGCACTGCCAAAGAAATTACCAGTTACAACTCCACTTTCCAATGAAAGGTGATATCTACCAGTTGTTTCGGTTCCTAATGAGAAAAGATAACGACTTCCAGTTACACTTGTTGGATAAATCCATGTTTCTGCTGTAAAGTTTCCAGAGAATGCAAAGTCTGATCCACCTTCACATCTCGCATAGTCTCCTGTACCATCAAGATATAAAGATGCAGTTCCAATCTTTTTCTGCAGTGTCGATAACTGGGCATCACCATAAGCAGTTACAGTCTTGCCAAGTCTCGATGTTGGGAGTTCAAATAGTCCCTCACCCTTACCAGTAATTGAAGAAAGACCAGTTGCTGAGGTATAACTCCTAACCGTACCAAATCCAAGTGCTTCTTTGTAAGATATATTACCACTGGTGGTTGCAGAACCTGCCATGGTAACAGAGAATGTATTAACTCCAACGTATCCAGTAACACGATAGAATCCATCTGTTGCCGTACCAGAAGTAAAGTCAGCAAAAACTCTATCTCCAACAGTCAAACCATGGCCGACTCTGGTGATTGTAAGTGCAGTTCCTACTTGAGAATAAGTACCAGACCTATAGTTTGCTTCAAGGTAATAAAGTTCGTCATTCGTGGTTGGATATCCAGAACCACCGGTAATAATTCCAGAAGTTTTAATTCTTACATAACCAGTACTTGCTACACCAACAGTTCCATCATATGCATGAATTCCTTTATCAGCAAGATAAGAGAAACAGTTGACCCATTCGGTTCTTGCACCGTTGGTCATCTCTAGTGCAGTGTTGTTAGGAGTGATAAATGTACACTCATTGAACAACATTGCTGGTTCAAGTGTGTCTGTAGTAACGACACTACCATCAATTAATGCACCACGACCTGCTTTGTAAGTAGATGGTGGCGAATGTGGAGTATCAAATCCATATGGATCTGTAGAGGAAGTGACTGATCCTCTGTTTAATACTGTTACTCTCTGAATGTATGGTGAACGAGTTGTGGTCTTACTGTTGTTTGCGAATCTAAAACCATAACCAGGTTCATAAAAATTACCAATACTTAAATCTTCAACTGTCGTTTCACCATTAAGCAAGAATCCATCATTCTGCTTTGTTCCTTCTGTTGGTTGAATGAATGTACCACGAAGACCAACACCTCTAATAGTTACACCAACTGGAACTGTTAGTGGAAAAATTTCAGTGAATGTACCTGACTGAACAAAAATCGTATCACCAGACGTTGCAACACTCAGAGCATGTTTAAGTGTGGCATATGGTTCGTTTAAATTATTTCCAGTATTACCATCACTTCCATTTGTCGCAACATAATATGTCTTACCTGGTGCATTTATACTTCCATCAAATCTAGTAGCACTAATGATTCCACTAGCACCATACATTGTAATTGCGGCACCTACTTGAAATGTACCTAATGGATTTGTTATCCCTACACCAACATTTCCTAACGGTGTTGCAATTAAAACTGTACCACCTACACCTACTTCTAGCCCGCGCTTTACCCTAAAGTTCTGTTCTGCCAAGGTTCACTATCCCCTATGGTTCTTTTTATCTATTTATCAAACTACGATAGAAGTAAAACTAATCTTAAATGTTGTTGAAGAAGAACTTGCAGGGGTTGCCAGTAACCTTATATTTGCACCAGAAATATCCACATCATAACTAGCAACAGTTCCATTATTATAGACAGTTCCATATTCAGTCAAATATGCATTTGTACTATCATGAACTACAAGTATCTTTGTAGTATGGAAATTAGTTCCTTCAACTGCCTGAACAAGGTATTCGACAGAACGATACTGGTTTCTTGAAATAGTATGAATAGATGTTTGTGATGTTGTAGTTGTTGTTGCAGTTGCTGATCCTGTTCTGGTTGAAGTTGTATCAGTTTCCAGTAGTAGCATTAGCAGTCGTAAAGTTACCAGTAGTATAAGTAGCATTAGAACCACTAAGTGTGGTAACAACACCTGTTACAATGTTACCTGTGGTAGCATTAGCAGTCCCAAAATTACCAGTCGTATAAGTTGCTGTTGTACCGGAAAGAGTTGTAACGACACCCGTAACGATATTACCAGTTGTCGCATTAGCAGTTGTAAAGTTACCAGTGGTGTAAGTTGCATTGGTGCCACTTAAGGTTGTGACCAAACCAGTAACAATGTTACCAGTAGTAGCATTAGCAGTTGTAAAGTTACCAGTGGTGTAAGTTGCATTGGTGCCACTTAAGGTTGTTACGACACCAGTGACAATGTTACCAGTGGTGGCATTAGCAGTTGTAAAGTTACCTGTAGTGTAAGTTGCCGTGGTTCCAGAAAGAGTTGTTACGACACCAGTTACAATGTTACCAGTGGTGGCATTAAGAGTCGTGATAGTACCAATGCCACTGGTGATTAAGTTGGTAACAACACCAGTAACAATGTTACCGATATTGGTATTAGCAGTTGTAAAGTTACCTGTAGTGTAAGTTGCCGTGGTTCCAGAAAGAGTTGTTACGTTTCCAGTAGTAGCATTAGCAGTCGTAAAGTTACCAGTAGTATAAGTAGCATTAGAACCACTAAGTGTGGTAACAACACCTGTTACAATGTTACCTGTGGTAGCATTAGCAGTTCCGAAGTTACCAGTGGTGTAGGTAGCAGTAGTACCACTGAGTGTGGTAACAACACCAGTGACAATGTTACCAGTGGTGGCATTAAGAGTCGTGATAGTACCAATACCACTGGTGGTTAAGTTGGTTACAATTCCAGTCCTAATATTTGCTCTATCAATTGAAGCATTAGTATAGGTAGCAGTAGTACCTGATAAAGTTGTTACGATTCCAGTAACGATGTTACCTGTTGTAGCATTAAGAGTCGTGATAGTACCAATGCCATTTGTGATTAAGTTGGTAACAATACCTGTTACAATGTTGCCATTCGTAACATTGATATTTGTAATGGTACCAATTCCAGAAGCACTGATATTTGCTACTGTTAATAGAGTCGAACTTAAAACTTCAGTGCCATTAATCTCATAAGATTTACCAACAGCAAGATTAAAGTTCTCACTAGACTTTAAAGCAGTATTAGCATGATCATATGTTAATGTATTATCAGGACCAATTTTAATTCCAGCCCCATCTGCTAATAAATCAGTTGTTGCTGTAGAAGCAATTCCAACGATAAAATCAGCAAGTTCGATTGTTGCAGAATTGATGATGGTTTGTGTTCCATCAACGAATAGATCTCCTTTAATTCTTACGGCACCAGTATTATCTCCAACTGCTGCCGGATCAATAATAAGTTCTGAAGGGCCTTGAATTTGACCAGTTAATTTAATATTACCAACTACATCTAATTTTGATGTTGGATTTGTGGTTCCAACTCCAAGATTACCAGAAACATAAGCACCACCAGTGACTTGAAGTTGTTGTGCCGTTAAATTAGTTGTTGAAGTAATACCAAGAGTGCTTATTCCAGTATAATTTAAATTTGTACCACTTAGAGTTGTGACTACACCAGTAACAATGTTACCAGTGGTGGCATTAAGAGTCGTGATAGTACCAATGCCACTGGTGATTAAGTTGGTAACAACACCAGTAACAATGTTACCAGTGGTGGCATTAAGAGTCGTGATAGTACCAATGCCACTGGTGATTAAGTTGGTAACAACACCAGTAACAATGTTACCAATATTAGTATTAGCAGTTACAAAATTACCAGTCGTATAAGTTGCTGTTGTACCAGAAAGAGTTGTTACTAAACCAGTAACAATATTACCAGTGGTAGCATTAAGAGTGGTGATAGTACCAATACCACTTGTGATTAAGTTGGTTACGACACCAGTGACAATGTTACCAGTGGTGGCATTAGCAGTTGTAAAATTACCGGTCGTATAAGTAGCAGTAGTACCTGATAAAGTTGTTACGACACCAGTTACAATATTACCAGTGGTGGCATTAAGAGTCGTGATAGTACCAATGCCACTGGTGATTAAGTTGGTAACAACACCAGTAACAATGTTACCAATATTAGTATTAGCAGTTACAAAATTACCGGTCGTATAAGTAGCAGTAGTACCTGATAAAGTTGTTACGACACCAGTTACAATATTACCAGTGGTAGCATTAGCAGTTCCGAAGTTACCGGTCGTATAAGTTGCCGTGGTTCCAGAAAGAGTTGTTACTAAACCAGTAACAATATTACCAGTGATGGCATTAAGAGTTGTGATAGTGCCAATGCCACTTGTGGTTAAGTTGGTTACAATACCAGTCTTAACATATGCTAGATCAATTGATGCGGTAGATACGGTAGCAATACCAGATACAATAAAATTAGTAACAATACCAGTTCTAATATTTGCAGTATTAATTGATGCATCAGTGTAGGTAGCAGTGGTACCAGATAAAGTAGTTACAACACCAGTTACAATGTTACCTGTTGTGGCATTAAGAGTCGTGATAGTACCAATGCCACTTGTGCGTAAATTAGTTACGATTCCAGTAACGACATTACCGATATTAGTATTAACAGTTGTAAAATTACCTGTAATATAAGTTGCTCCTACACCAGAAAGAGTTGTAATAACACCAATATCTACAATAGCGTTAGTTACATTAGCAGTGTCAAAATTACCGGTCGTATAAGTAGCAGTAGTACCTGATAAAGTTGTTACGACACCAGTTACAATGTTACCAGTGGTGGCATTAAGAGTCGTGATAGTACCAATGCCACTTGTGCGTAAATTAGTTACGATTCCAGTAACGATGTTACCTGTTGTGGCATTAAGATTTGTGATAGTGCCAATGCCACTTGTGGTTAAGTTGGTTACAACACCAGTTACAATATTACCAATGTTAGTATTAATAGTTGTGAACGTAGATATTCCTATTACATTCAGTTGGGATGTGTTTAATATTCCATAAACAGTTGCCCCAGCACCTGTAGTTTCAAATTTTGTGCTACTGCCATGATAAAGTTGTACAGATCCATTCTCAGTAGCAACAACCATTGGTTGACTATTAAGAATTAAACTAATATTTCCACCATTAGATCTAAGATTTAAAGTTCCAGGTCCTTGTTCATAAATCCAACTATCAGTTCCATCATGATAAATTTTTAAATCATCATCATCACCTAAAATTATTTGATCATTATCTCCCAATCTTATATTGCTTTGGAATGTAGCAACACCAGATACAGTTAGATTAGTTACAATACCAGAAGTAATGCTGGCAATACCAGTGGTTATTAAGTTAGTTGTAATACCAGTCTTAACATATGCTAGATCAATTGATGCTGTAGCAATAGTACCAATACCAGAGGTGGTTAAGTTGGTTACAATACCAGTAACAATATTAGCATTTGTAATATTGGTAGTAGTACTATTAAGTGTTGCAATAGTACCAACACCAGTTACATTCAGGTTATTGGTTGTCGTTAAACCACTAGAGTTAATATTTGCTACGGTTAGAAGAGTTGAACTTAAAACCTCAGTACCATCAATCTCATAAACCTTTCCAACAGCAAGATTAAAGTTTTCACTAGACTTTAATGCCGTATTAGCATGATCATATGTTAATGTATTATTAGGACCAATTTTAATTCCAGCACCATCGGCAAGTACATCTGTTGTTGCCGTTGAAGCAATACCAACGATGAAATCTGCAATTTCTACTGTTGTTGAATTGATAACAGTCTGAACACCATCAACGAATAGATCTCCTTTGATTCTAACTGATCCAGTATTATCACCAACACCAGCAGGATCAATAGTAATTTCAGAAGGACCACTGATTGTATTTTGAGTAATATTAATTCCTGTACCAAAATTACCAGTAGAAAATCTGTCGAAGGATGTTACTACTCCAGTTGAGATTATATTTTCATTTACTTCTACGTTACCAATGAACTTAGCATTCGTATTAAAAGTAGAAATACCAGAAACAATTAATCTATCGTCAATGAGTATAGTACCATCTGCAGAATCAATAGTTAGATTTCCGACAGTAGTATCAATTTCATTATCACCACTAATTCCTATTTGAACATTATCAATTGTGACACCATTATTTGCATCTAAAAGTTGACTAAAAGTTGCTATGCCAGAAACAATTAATGATGAATCAATGTTAACAAGATTATTATCCGAATCTAGGATTAAATCCCCAGTGTTGGTGTAAATTTTATTAATATCCCCAACACCAATTAAAATATTATCAATAAATGCACCCTTTTCTGCAAAAATAGTTTCGGCAAATGTTACTACCCCTACAAAATTTGAGTGCCCATCGATTGCGGCATTACGATTTACTTTTAAATCACCAAAAGTAGATATACCAGTTACAAAGGTATTACCAACAACATGAAGTTTTGACGTTGGGGTTGTTGTACCTATGCCAACATCATTATTGAGATTAATTCTTATTGCGTTTTGATTATTAGCACCTAATCCAAGTTGAATATTATCAGCAGCATTAATATTAGAAACTAAATTTTGATGCGAAAAAACTAAATCACCTTGTCCACCTGTTACAAATCTTATATTACCACCATCAACTTCAAGAGCATATGCTCCAATTTCACCTTGAGTAAGACCGATCCCAACTTTTCCAGCAGAAGTTACAACAAATGGTGTTATATCAGGATTTAAGCTATCTTCAACTACCAATGCTGGACCCGATCCAGTTTGAGTAATTCTTACAAGTTCAGAGCTGTTATTTCCACTAAAAATAGCGCCCCCAGAAACATGTAGTGGTGCTAAAGATAATGTTGTTCCTATACCAACCGAATTCAAATAATAAATCGACCCTGCACCAAAGTTCTCTGTCCAAGGTGTTAACAGGGCAATGGTTGTACCTATTGCGACACCACCAGTGTCTCTCTTCCCCCATAGGTAACCATCATAAAAGTTAAAAGCTAATTCACCTAACTGTAAATCATTTACTACAGGTCTCTTACCAGGTACAGCAGACCTTTTTAGTCTAATTGGAGTTGCCATTTATCGTAAGACGGTATTTACCTTTTTGCAGTATATACTGCATGTCTTAGACTATCCAATTAGGTTCACTATCCCCTATGGTTCGTCTTTTACAAGTATTTATTAAATACTCAACTGGCATTATTTCTTCTAGGACGATATGCAAATAAATTAGTAGGAGGATCTGGTTTCATCCATTCTTCTATTTTATCAAACCTCTCTTCACTATAAAAATCTTGTTGAACATACCATAGTTTCCAATGCTCATGTCCCTTTGACTGGTTGCAGTCATGGCAGCAACAGACTACGTTTTTTGTATTATCCATTCCACCTTTAGACTGTGGAACAATGTGGTCAATCGTAAGGTTCTCTTCTGACCCACAATAAGCACATTGATGATTCCAACTTTCTTTTATCTTTTGCCTCCACATTCGTTTTGCCTCTCCAGAACTTGTTGCGTATAAATTAAACAAGTATTCTTTTGGAGAGTGTAGAGGTCCCATAAATTACTGCGACTTATAATTATTTATCTTGGCACAAGCACCTCTTGCCCAGGCACGACTTAGACTATTGACATAAGAACAAGGTTTATTTTTTTGACCACAATGAGGACACACAGCATCTGGTGGATCTTTAATATATCCTTCTGGCGTATACACTTTGTTTTTCAAATTTTTTACTTGTTTATGTTTGCGGTGATTCATACTCTCACAGGTTCTGCTTGCCTGTCTGGTAGTTTGATCTGAGGAAGTTTTTCTGGTTCTTCGACTCTCCAAGACCCACCAACTCCACCATCCATATTCACCACAATCTCATTAGTAGGAAGTGCTTTGGGAGTTTCAATATCCACCACCTGACCCATCAAAAACTTATTGCGAGTATAAGTGCGGTTCTGTGGGTCCATCGAAACCATATACAGAGCATCTTCTTCTGCTCCACAATCTAATAGTTTCTTTCCAGTTCTCTTATCAAGAACTGAAAAATACTCTTCATTATACTTTCTCATTGTCTTGTTTCTTTTCTTTATTGTACGATACTTTGGCAGGTCTGTAAAGGTTAGGCCAAGTATCACGAATTATTTCTGCTAACTTATAAGGTGTTTCAGAAGTGATCATAGATCTTGTAGTACTGATACTATAAACATAAAAATTCCAAATGCTATGAATGAGAAGAGCATTAAGAACATAAAAAAAGGAGTTCCGAGAACTCCCTTATTTAGATTAGAGTGCATTGCCACGGGGCAAGACTTCCTCTGGGAACACAAAGTTCTCATGAGGTTGGTCAACAGGTGCCATCCAAGCACGGAGTCCTTCATTGAGTAGAATGTTCTTAGTATAGAAGGTTTCAAACTCAGGATCCTCTGCTGCTCTCACTTCCTGGGATACGAAATCATAAGCACGAAGATTGAGTGCGAGACCAATGATCCCAATAGAACTGGTCCAGAGACCCATGACGGGAACAAAGAGCATAAAGAAATGAAGCCAACGCTTATTGCTAAAAGCAATGCCAAAGATCTGCGACCAATATCGGTTAGCAGTGACCATAGAATAGGTCTCTTCCTCTTGAGTTGGTTCAAATGCTTTGAACGTGTTTGATTGGTCACTATCTTCATAAAGTGTATTCTCTACAGTTGCTCCGTGAATGGCACAGAGTAGTGCTCCTCCTAGTATACCAGCAACTCCCATCATATGGAAGGGGTTGAGAGTCCAGTTGTGGAAACCCTGAAGGAACAACAGGAACCTGAAGATAGCAGCAACACCAAAGGAAGGTGCAAAGAACCAACTGGATTGTCCCAGTGGATACATCAGGAACACAGATACAAATACTGCGATAGGACCAGAGAATGCGATTGCGTTGTAAGGACGGATGCCTACAAGACGGGCAATCTCAAACTGACGCAACATGAAACCAATCAGGCTGAAAGCCCCGTGTAGTGCCACAAAAGGCCAGAGTCCCCCAAGTTGGACCCACCTGACGAAATCTCCCTGAGCTTCTGGACCCCATAGAAGAAGTAGGGAATGACCCATAGAATCTGCAGGGGTGCTTAATGCTGCGGTCAAAAAATTACAACCTTCAAGATAAGAACTTGCTAATCCGTGTGTATAAAAACTTGTAACAAATGTAGTTCCAGTCAACCAACCACCAAGAGCAAGATATGCTGTTGGAAATAAGAGCAAACCACTCCAACCAACGAACACAAACCTATCCCTTTTCAACCAATCATCTAAAAGGTCAAACCAACCTTTTTGTTGGTTTGGAATTGAAAGTGTAGAAGAAGTCATAACCTCCTATGTATTTCTCATATTTAGTTTACAATACTTTACATAAAAGGTCAATAGGGACTTTTACTTAATGTATCTTGGGTCAATCGGTTTATCTGGGTCAAGACCTTTTGCCTCTCTATACTTTCTCCACCTTTCTTTTGATGCTTCACTCCTCCTCTTTCTTTCTTCTTCACTAACATTTGGATTTGAAGACCACCTCTTATTACCTATGAGTGATTTACTAACCTTTTCTTTGGTTTCTTCTGTATGCTTGTATCCAAGACATCTTTTATTACCTAAACCTGCCTCACCTATTTTTCTTTTATGTTCCTCACTCAACTTCATACCAGTTCTAAACTGTCTCAACTTCTCTTTACTTTCTTCTGTGTGCTTTGATTTACCTTTATGTGCTTCACTCATCTTTTGTTTGGTCTCTTCTGTATGAACTCTTCCAGTTGGGTCCATCAGCAATCTTACAATTTCTTCTTTACCAATAGTTCCTTCTAAACC